AAACTAGCATGTAGAACGCTTAACGACACGATACTCGCGTTAGTAATACACGTGTTTGAAATAAATGCAAGATCCGTAGGAATCATCGCATCAGCAAAAGAAACGGACGAATATCCGTTGATCGTTTGAAAACTGAGGTTGGTTAAACTAGCATGGAGAACGCTTAACGATACGATACTCGCGTTGGTGATGCACGTGTTTGAAATGAACGCGAGATCCATGGGAATCATCGCATCTGCAAAGGAAACAGACGAGTATCCGTTGATCGTTTGAAAACTGAGGTTGGTTAAACTTGCATGGAGAACGCTTAACGATACGATGCTCGCATTGGTGATGCACGTGTTTAAAATGAACGCGAGATCCGTGGGAATCATCGCATCTGCAAAGGAAACAGACGAGTATCCGTTGATCGTTTGAAAACTGAGGTTGGTTAAACTTGCATGGAGAACGCTTAACGATACGATACTCGCATTGGTGATGCACGTGCTTGAAATGAACGCGAGATTCGTGGGAATCATCGCATCCGCAAAGGAAACGGACGAGTATCCGTTGATCGTTTGAAAACTGAGGTTGGTTAAACTTGCATGGAGAACGCTTAACGATACGATACTCGCGTTGGTGATGCACGTGTTTGAAATGAACGCGAGATCCATGGGAATCATCGCATCTGCAAAGGAAACGGACGAGTATCCGTTGATCGTTTGAAAACTGAGGTTGGTTAAACTTGCATGGAGAACGCTTAACGATACGATACTCGCATTGGTGATGCACGTGTTCACAATGAACGCGAGATCCATGGGAATCATCGCATCTGCAAAGGAAACGGACGAGTATCCGTTGATCGTTTGAAAACTGAGGTTGGTTAAACTTGCATGGAGAACGCTTAACGATACGATACTCGCGTTGGTGATGCACGTGTTCACAATGAACGCGAGATCCGTGGGTATCATCGCATCTGCAAAGGAAACGGACGAGTATCCGTTGATCGTTTGAAAACTGAGGCTGGTTAAACTTGCATGGAGAACGCTTAACGATACGATACTCGCGTTGGTGATGCACGTGTTCACAATGAACGTGAGATCCGTGGGTATCATCGCATCTGCAAAGGAAACGGACGAGTATCCGTTGATCGTTTGAAAACTGAGGCTGGTTAAACTTGCATGTAAAACGCTTAACGATACGATGCTCGCGTTGGTGATGCACGTGTTCACAATGAACGTGAGATCCGTGGGTATCATCGCATCTGCAAAGGAAACGGACGAGTATCCGTTGATCGTTTGAAAACTAAGGTTGGTTAAACTTGCATTCATAGCGCTTAACGATACGATGCTCGCGTTATCAATAAGTGACTGACCGGATACGATGTTATTGATTTGTGACTGAACACTTGACGTAGCATCTAAAAAAGCAAAAGAAGTCGATGTGATTCCATTGATTGTTGCGGCATATAAATTACCAACCGAAGCACTGATGATCGATGTATTTGTTATGGATGCATGTACGATGGAAGCATTGACGACATAATATTCGTTAATAAAACTAACATTCGTTATGCTAGAATTAACGACAAATTCGTTGATAATAGATACGTTATAAAACGATGCGTTTTGTACGGTCAGTGTCGACATAGAAGCGTTTACGATACTCGCGCTCTCCAAAACGACTTGTCCGGTAAGGATACCATCGAATTGATCTTGGATACTGGAAGTCGCATCCAAAAATGCAAACGAATTTGACATCAATCCATTCAAAACCGAAAAACTGAGATTTATGATGCTAGCACCCAACACACTTAAAGAAACGATGCTTGCATTGACAATGGTTGTGAAATCAGATGAACTCATCGCATCAGTAAAAGAAACGGATGAATATCCATTGATCGTTTGGAAACTGAGGTTGATGAAACTAGCATGTAGAACGCTTAACGACACGATACTCGCGTTAGTAATACATGTGTTTGAAATGAACGTAAGATCCGTAGGAATCATCGCATCAGCAAAAGAAACAGACGAATATCCGTTGATCGTTTTAAAACTGAGGTTGATGAAACTAGCATGTAGAACGCTTAACGACACGATACTCGCGTTAGTAATACACGTGTTTGAAATAAATGCAAGATCCGTAGGAATCATCGCATCAGCAAAAGAAACGGACGAATATCCGTTGATCGTTTTAAAACTGATATTTACAATGCTGGCATTTACAATGATCGACTGACCGGATACGATGTTATTGATTTGTGACTGAACACTTGACGTAGCATCTAAAAAAGCAAAAGAAGTCGATGTGATTCCATTGATTATTGCGGCATATAAATTACCAACCGAAGCACTGATGATCGATGTATTGGTTATGGAGGCATGCACGATGGAAGCATTGACGACATAATATTCGTTAATAAAACTGACATTTGTTATGCTAGAATTAACGACAAATTCGTTGATGATGGATACGTTATAAAACGATGCGTTTTGTACGGTCAGTGTCGACATGGAAGCGTTTACGATACTCGCGCTCTCCAAAACGACTTGTCCGGTAAGGATATCATCGAATTGATCTTGAATACTGGAAGTCGCGTCCAAAAAGGCAAACGAATTGGACATCAATCCATTCAAAACCGAAAAACTGAGATTTACGATGCTAGCACCTAACACACTTAAAGAAACGATGCTTGCATTAATAATGGATGTTAGATCGGCTGGATTCATTGCGTTCATGAAAGATGTCGACGAGTACCCATTGATCGTTTTAAAACTGAGATTAATCACACTCGCATTATTGAGTATCGTTCGTCCAGAGACAATAGCATCGATTTGTGTTTGAACACTCGATGTTGCATCAAGAAACGCAAACGATGCTGAAGTTAAATTATTGATGACGGAAACACTGAGAACCGACACGTTGATATTTGTAACACAGGCATTTACTACCGATATATTTGTTAACACTCCTGATTCTAATGCATTGAAATGTTCTTGGATACTGGAAGTCGCGTCCAAAAAGGCAAATGAAGCCGCAGTTAAACCATTGATCCGTTCAAAACTTAAATTAACCACAGAGGCATTAAGCATCGAAGCGTGTGTAACGCTAGAATTAACAGATAAAGCATCGAGTTGTGTTTGTATGCTGGATGTGGCATCTAAAAATGCAAACGAAGATGACAATAAACCGTTCAATTGACTAAAATGAAGACGTGAAATACTGGCATTCGAAATATTAGCATTTGTAATACAAGCAGAAACATAACTGGCATTTGTTAATATCGCAGACGCCAAATGTTGAATGTCGGAAGTCATACCGTTCAATTGTGTTTGCACACTGGACGTTGGATCAAGGAACGCAAACGACGTAGAAGATAATCCGTTCAGTTGAGATACATTAAGCGTATTGATATCTGCTGATAAAATACTAGCACTAGTGATGCTCATATTTACGACATAATATTCTCTGATCTGACTTATATTTATAGTGCTCGTGTTAATGACGTATTGATTATTAATAGAAACATTGGTGAAAGAAGCATTGATAGCATTGATGGTTGTACTATTTATATAATTAATGCTCGCATTATTGATACTTGCATTTTGTAAAAATGATTTTCCTGAAAGAATGTTATTGAATTGAGATTGTATACTTGAAGTAGCATCCAGAAAACCAAGCGAAGCGGACGGCATACCGTTGATAGAGGAAATATTGAGATTTGAAATATTTGCATCCTTTGAGGTTAATGCTGTGATAGTCGAAGATGGAAAATTTGCCATTATTAAATTAGTGGACACGTTGTTGAGCTGAGACTGAATACCTATGTTTTGTGTCTGAAGTAATAACGTGCGAGCGTTCACTGTAGCATTTGCATTTTGCAATGATAAATTTTGTGTCGTTAAGTAATTAAAATAATAAGTGATTTGTTTTTGAATGTTACCGGTGGCACCTGATAAATACTGTAAGGATGTTGCATTGAGACCATTGATGATCGATAAGTTTACAATACCCGATGAAAGAGTGCCTACAGTTGCATTGCCAACGTTCACCTGATTAAACGTACCAAATGTGCTGTTAACAGAATTGAAGTTTCCAGACGAAGCATTGATACTCGAAAAGGAATTCGTTGAATTGCGTAACGCGTTGAATTGGTCTTGTACGTCTAGCGACACGTTGGTTAACAGACTGATCAAACTGGCATTAAGTCCATTGATCGTTCGTGTGGTGATCGAAGAGGTGGATAAAGTTCGTATATCACCTACCGATGCTATCAACGTATCCGTTATTATAGTATTGGTGGATAGAGAGGCATTGGTGAGAAAAGAAATATTGGCTGCAAAGATAGAACACGAAGACAAGGATAAACTTGTATTCTGTCGTAACGCATCCAATTGAGGTTGAATGGATGCTGTTAAACCTGGCAAATACAAGAACAACGCTGAATTTATATTATTAATCGATCGTGTAGTTAGTGCTGTAATGGAAGCATTGGTACAACTGATCGAATCTGAATTTATTATGGAAGCAGAGACCATTGAACTGGTCATGTTTTTAAACCGTCCCGTATCACAATCAAGTCCCGAAGTCGATACTGTTCCAGTGCACGTGAACGTTTTAAATGTTCCAGTCGATCCTGATAACGTTGTGATATCACCGAGAGTCGCTGACACAGAAGATACATTTGCTGCACGGCATTCTAAGTATGAAGCGGAAACGGACGAGGCTTGAATCAACGCATTTACGCGTACATTCGTAAGTGAAGCAGAAAAGGCTTGAACGAAACTTGCTGTAAACGTGTTAATCAATGCGCTGCTCGCATTGATTACAGACGTTGATATCGATGAAGAAATGAGTGCGTTGATCGTACCAGCGGTCGAACTCAAAACATCGAGAACAATCGTACTAGCATTTATTAAACTTGTCGTTATCGTTTTAAACGTGCTTTGATTACCAGATAACGTCGAACATGAAACGAACGAAGCAGAAAATGTCGTGATGCTTGCGGTGGTCAACGACATATTCGTGCGTGTCATGAACACATCGAATTGATCGAGACGTGTTTGCACATCTGAAGTGAGTGTGCTAATATTATTTAAAACATTCGAATTGATATTATTAATTAAACTTACGGATAAAGCAGTTATCGATGAATTTGTTATATCTAATGTATCAATATAAGATGACATTATTTTATTTAAAAATAAATATCGTTTATTTATACATATATAAAATATGTTTTAAAACATGGATTCATTGAATTCATGAAAATGTTTATGTCTGTCTTTTAGATCTATCACCCACATACGTCTTTTTAGCGTTAAAATGTGTTTTATGAAAATCAAATGAAGGCACGTTGAACCTACACACATTGACATTTCATTGAATTGCGTTTTATTACTTAAAAAAAATCAATAATAGAAGGATAATTAACGATTACTCATGAATTTTACAAGTGATATCGAACAACTTCTGCGCGAAGAAGACGAACAACAGCAAGAAAACATCGTGATTCCATCTTCTCCACCACCACAACCGATCGCCCACGTTCCTGAACAGCCCGCAGCGGTATGTTCATCCCAACCGTCTGTTGAATTCACACAACCCGTTCATATCGCTATAAACGATGAAGGAGGTATGGGTATTGAAGAAGACGACGATGATGACGACGATGTTAAAAGACAACAATACCATCGACGTAAAGTATCCAAAAGACGACGGGATCGTCGAAGTAACATGAAAAAAATGGTAAATGAAGAAGAAAACGAATATCAAGAAAATGAAATGGGCATGGAAGGAGAAGTTGGACAATTAATGCCAGGAGGTGTTCTGCACGAACCTATCAACGATGTTTTGTTGAGTAAGAAAGCAACATCGTGGTATTGTATCTCGCGATCAGATATAAAGAACGCATCTATCGTGGCCATCCTCTTCGTGATCCTTACACTTCCAATGTATCAAGACATGTTCAATGATTATTTACCTTATTTGTTTTCAAATTTACGTTTGAATACTTTAGGTTCTTTAGTCTTTGCTTCTATTTGTGCTTCGTTGTTTGTTATTATAAAACGTTTCATATGAATTACATTTCATCTATTTTCATTCCTAACAGAACATAACGATCTCGATCATTTTTTTTATATTTGAATGTTGGAAAGTATTCAGAAAATCGTTCTAATAAATCTTCGTCTTTAAATTTATTAGCATGTCGATCTAAAATATGTTTGAACGGTAATTCTGATTCAGGATTTTCATGAGGTCTGATATATTTTTCGATGTATTTGAATAACGGATCATTTTCTTTGAAATATTCTAATGTATGAAGCTGTATTCTGGCACAATACAATAATCCTTCTCTTCTATACATGACATATTCTTGCATTAATTTTAACATACACGGCATTCGAAAACGTTTTAATTTTGTTTTCAAATGATAATCAATCGGATATACGTTGTCCATATTGGCCCATTTGGGATTATGAACATCATCCACGAATTTAGATTCAAATGGTACGTTCATCAATCGACGTCTCGTACCACCATCATCTGAAGACACAGGTGGCAACTTATTCGCACACACCACCATTTTCCAGTGGGGTAGGAACGTTTCCTGTGATTTATACAATTGACGTCCCGAAATAAAATCATTTCCCGTTAATCCTTTTATAACCGGCATGTTGATACAGTTCTCATTATCTATTTCTTGAAAAGCTACAAACCGTTTAGCTTTTAAAGACATGATAGCTGAATTGGCATTTTGAGCAGATTCACGTTTGGATGTAATAATCGAACTGTGTCCAGCACATGCATAATCACCTAAAACATCTATTATTAAACTGACAAAGGTCGATTTGGCATTACTTCCCGTCTGTTTGTTCGTTAATCCAGTAAAAAAATGAATCATTTCTTCGTTGACAAAACCAGCTAAACATGAACTCATAAAACGGAACACGTAATTAAATACATCTGAATCTGGAAACACCTGCTGACAAAAATTCATGAAATCTTTCGTATCTTCTTTCGGAATTTTAACTGGTTCAATGTAATCGTACTTTACACTCATTGTCATGTAATCTTCAGGCTCCGCTTGACGAAAACTACCCGGTTGACGTCCGGTATCATTTTTATGCAGATCGAATACGCCGTTATTAAATCCTATCAAAGCACGGTCTGTATCCAATTGTTCCGCAAAAAAAGGCTGATCAAACGCTACTTTCAAAACGTGCCAATCGTTACCGATACGTCCCGATTGTGTTTTATCTTTAATAGATAATAAATTTTCTAAACGTGTTCGATGTGATAAATAATCAGGTGCATTTTTCTGTCCACTATAATCTGTCAAATAACGATGTATTTTTTTTAATTCGTAATCTAAATTACACTGAAATTTTGTCATGATCGTTCTTGATATATACGTCATTTCTGTGTCTTCTAACCATCGTTGACTGTTGAAATAATACCACATACCTTTCGAATAGACATGCGTGTTTCCATATAAACGTGCTAACCCAAAAGCAATCTCGTGACAATACTTACCTAAATATTGTAATGATTGCTGTTTCAGTTTATGCACGATTTCCGCGTCAAATTTTTGTACTTCATAAAACACAGATGCAATGGATCCTTCTCCTTTATGCATGAACGATCTCCATTTAGTTCTCGATTCGCTCTCATTAAATTTAGAAGATCGTTTTGAAAATTCAAGCCAAATGGATTCGTCTGCACCTGCTCTAAATAATTTAATTCCAAAATTTATCCAGTTCGTGTAATCGTTTACATAATATTCAGGCATGGCATGTATACATTGTACAAAAAGTTCGCGTTCTGATATTTGTTGTTGTGTGTTTTGTATTTCCATGATCTTATCCATGATTCCTTTTTTTTCAGCATGATCTTTGAATTTACCGAGCACACGAAATTCAGAAGTGTCAACATACGTCACCAAACAATCGAGAATAGAAAATTCGTCCGGTTTTAAAATACGTAAGTGGCGATTTTGTTGACGTTTGGTAGAACCTGGCATTCGAAAACAACCCGTACGATACACACCTTTATCCAAACCGTTAATGATTTGATGTTCTTTATTTTTTTTATCACCTGTAAAATTATAATTATAAAACAGTTTCAGTGTCTGAATATTTTCAAAACACACTTTACGACATAATACAATATGAAAGGATGTTTTTTCAGATTCTATTCCGTCTTTGGTAATAATTCCACTCGAATCAATAATACAAAAATCATCTTCGGTTACATTATCGACATTGTACAATTTCTGTAAAGAAGCAATCGTGTGTTCGATAATACTACTTTGAACGGCTTTCAAAGCAGTACCATCAATACGTTCTTTTAAATCGTAATCGAAATAGATTTTAACAGGTTTATCTTCGATGATATATTCATAAAAATTGCGTTCTTGTCTGTTACACGATTCAGCGTACTGCACGAACTGTTCATGAGAAATCGCTGAAGCGTAATTTTTTGTACCGATGTTATTAACGTCTTTTGCATAAATAATCTGTGCACCTTCTTTACGAATATCCAAGTATTTGGGACACCAGTTGGGTACGTATTCCATCGTTATCAAATTAGAATTAGAAACAGTATGGTTCATTGATTTGATATTTGGACGTATCGATCTTCCACGGGTTGATCGGGATGTACTTTCAAATAAAGAATTTTTTATTTATTTTTAATACATGCACGGAAATGCTGAAACGTTTTAGTTTGACATTTTTTATATGTGTTTTATATACAACAAGTGCACGATTTCATGCTATACTGAATCACATGTATTCTTTTATGACGCGTGAAAAACGACCTCAAATACCCACTTATCTTATCATCGAGATAATGAATTATTCACCGAATCATCGCGATTCTTGGTATTTTGTGATGAAAGAATTGAAATATAATTTCGGTACGTGTTCGTTCTGTAAATCGGACAACACAATTATACGTATGATTCCGGCATCAAAAGACACATGTCGATCTATTTGTAAACAATGTTGGCCATTAAGCAAATTCTAATTTTTTTTATACACGTATGTGTAAAATTTATGGATGTCATCAATAATATCAACATTCTAGCACCGATCTTTGTTATTTTAGTTATTATCAACAGTGTGTTATTGTTTTTCATACGCCAATACACACACGTGTTTGTTTCGTTACGTCAATCACATAATTTAAATAAAATGAAAAGCACGTCTTCTGCACTCAGAAAACTGCTCAAACATATCAGCACTGATATGTCAAAACAAGATGCGATCATCTTACTCTTACTCGTATTGTTCTGCATTTCCTTTCCTTCGTTAATTATCTGTTTCTTTTTTTTAATACGTCGTCAACGCAAATCACGTTAAAAAAAAAATAAAAATACAATTAGTTAATTTAAATCATCGACAATGGACGAAGAATTCAAACGTGTGTTTATCGAAATGCAACAACAAATTCACCAGATTCATCAAATGAATAATATTAACATACAACACGTACAGTTTCAACAAATGGGAGGATTCAGCACAAGCGATGATGCTCAAACGTGTCATACTTTTTTCATGCCTCAGATTCATTTCCAGGCATTTCCGTTTCAGATCCCGTTTCAAATTCCGTTTGGACATCACTTTCCACCCGAATTTCATGCATCACCACTACAAACACCTTCTATTGACACGTTACATGAAACAGCGGACGATACTAAATTCGATGTATGGAAAACACTGAGTGTTCCCGATAAATTAAAAACGGTGTGTGAAATAATGAAAGATCCAGATATTGAATCCGATACATGTGACACCATCACTACAAAACCAGAGTTACGTAAATTTTTAAAAATATATCATCCGGATAAATTATCGTCTGAACGTAAAATAAATATAATTAATCATTCTTTACCTATTTTAAACGAAACACGATTCGATGAATTAATACAAGAACTCATTGCAATACATGCTGAACACGAATTTGTTGAATAAATATATTTAATTTTCGTTATCATCGTTCATTTCTTCCACCGGATACACCATAGCACTGGCATCGCGTGTAATCGTGACAACATAACGTTGATTTTTTAATATTTTATGTGTATCGAATTGTACGTACAAAGCATGAAAAAAATCAGCGAACTGGGGGTATAAAATCTGACGCATATCAGGAGACAGGATAATAAGTGAAGCGGACTCCGCATCCGATTCATTCATAACGTATATATAAGGATGTTTATGAATATACGGATTTATATAAATTTGTCGACATTGTGGACATTTCGTGCATACGATTTGATAACATGTTTCGCATATATCGAACTGACACGAACTGCACACACGTTTCGACATGTGTTTCGTTTCTAAACACACACCGCATGTGATTTCATGTTCTTTTGTTTGAAATCGTAGCAACATGAATTCAATCAGATCGTGTTTGTTTAATCTTGAAAAGTGGACAAATCGATTCACTCGACATGTTTGTCTCAACTGTTTCATTGTTTTTGAATTCAAATTGTCGTAGTTTATTTCCATGATTTTCGTTAGTATTTGTTTATTAAACGAGTGTTCTTTATTTCACGGGTTAACGTTTATTGTCGTGTTGTAACGTAAATAATAATAAATAATAATAGTATTTTTTATATTTATTATTGTTTAGTTTTCGGTTGTGTTTTCGTTAATTGCGAACACACGAATAGAACCCCAAGCGTTTATATTACGATGCGTGATTACGTACCGTTCGTAGTTTGAAATTTTATGAGAATCAAATTGTTCGTATAAAATTTGAAAGAAGTTAATGAACCGTGGATATAAAATCGTGCGCATTGCCTTTGTTAATACGATTAATTTCGTGGAAGGTATAACTGGATCGTTCATCACGTATAAATATGGATCTTTGTTAATATGAGGATTAGCGTAAATTTGACGACATTGGGGACATTTGGTACTGATAATATGATAACAATCTGTGCACACATCGAAAAGACAATGTTCGCAAACTCTTTTTTGAATACGTTTATTTTCAAAACACACACCGCATAAAATATCGTGTTGTTTGTTTTGAATAATAAATTCAATCAGGTCGTGTTTATTCAATTTCGAATAACGAGTTAATTGGCTCTCTTTGCACAGTTGTCGTAACTGTTTCACTGTTTGTGCTCTCAAAGACTCATGTGTGACGACTTCCATTGTTAAAAGACAAGTCTTTTTTAATACAGTTTTTGTTGTTATTAGATCATTGATATATATTTTCACGGGTTAAATTTTTAGTATCGTTTTATTTTTCGTAATAGTATGCGACGTTCCCTTTTTTGTGATCGTATAAGTATTTGTAATATCATTATTATTATGATCGTCGTATATTTTTATTTCTATCACGGATGCATCGTGATGAGACCATCCGCGTTCTACCACGTTGATAACATCGATATTCGATGGATTTTTCAATAATAATGAGATCCAATTTTGTGGATCTGGACCTAAATAAATGTATTTGTCGTGTTCTTTGATATCGTGATTCAAGTTATGCAAATGATGGAATTTGTTTTGTAGAATGGCATACCCATCTGGATTGTAGCCATGTGTTTCCATGTTTCCGCGAATTAGTGAGACTAACGGAAATATCGGGTTGTGGTGAATCGGTTCATTAAAATGGATATCTTTGATAACAAAAGGTTTATCGGGTTCAGCATAAACGATGACTCGTATTTTTTCGAACACGTTCAAAATTCGTTCTGTTTCTTTTTCTTGTTCGTTTACGATAACATTTACCTGTTTCTTGATATCATTATTTTCTGCTTGTATTTTCGTGATCGTTTCTTGTAATTTTTTTTCTATTAATTCACGTTCTTGTTGTTCTTTTAACACGATATCTCGTAAATCATTCACGTCATGGAATAGTTTCGTAATTTCGCTCAATGTTTTTTCAACGATCGTTATAATTTCATCTATTTTTGAAGGTGTGTGTTCATCCATTAAAAAGATCAGTCTTTGTTGTTATATACGATACTTCTTTATTTACAAAAAATCATGTGACGTAACGTAAATAATAATTTATATTTAATAATTTATATTTATATTTATTTTAAATTATTAGTTTATCATTTCTTCTTCTATATCTACATCGGTGATATAAAACATATGACCGTATAATTTCATGTACATAATCGGCATGTCTTCGTGTTCGATATAATTAGAATATCGATTTTCAAACGTTTGAATCCATTTTCTTTGATCGATGTGTTTATACAATATATTAATATCTGTACTGCATCTTGCACACATTACAAACGTGCGACGATAACGATCGTATGTTTTATTATAATTATCATTTTCTTCTATGACAGGATCAAAATTCAAGAAAAACCCTTGCATGATGTTAGCACCGTGGACGATATGGTTATAGCATTTATAACACGAATCCATCTCAATTTCATATCCAACACTCACACGAACAAACCTTTTTTTAGGTTTTCCTTCCTGAACAAGAAGAAGACGTTTAATAAGATTATTTGACAGATTATTCATTTTATTTTTATTTATTATTACGTTTTCTTTTTTCACGGGTTTGAAAAAGCCGTGTTTATAGATGGTAGATGTGATTTGATACATCGTTATAAATATTGTTTAACGGAACATACACGAACGTCCAAACGAATGGGAATTCGTGTTGCCATCAATGTTTATAACGATTTATTTGACGAAACACTCTTACTAACTAACATCCACTCAACGAATTGATTAATTCCAATGCTTTGAGTTTGGACTTGTTGTTATCACGTTTTGTTTCCTTTTCCATATATTCAACCATCAGTGCCAAATAATACATTAAAAAAAATAAAATCCATTCGCGTTGATTTAATAATCGTGCCATTTAAATAAACAATACGATAAAAAAAAATCATATTTTACGATGCGTTTCGTACCGGTATTTTAGATAACTTAACACAACACATATTCCGATCATTCCGATGATATTCAGAAAATGTGTTTCTGTATAATCGTAGTACGTTTTTAAATGAACATATACTGTTTGAATCCATGATGAAAGGAATTGAGTGTTTTTAGTCAAACTGTCGCTGATTTTTTCCGAAGAAGTGATTGATTCAATGAGCGGTGGTAAATAAGCTTCGGTGCGTGTTAATTGTGGACGAACGGCCATCGATGTACTTTATAAAAATCAAATTTTTATACAGGTTTAGACGTTGAGTAAATTATTTTTGGTATTTTTCATCACGTCCTTCCACATTTTAATAAATCCACGTGCTTGGTATTGCACGAATTCGTTGATGTTATACCCGCGACCTATTATTTTAGTACGAATACCGTTTTCAAGTTGATGGGCCGTGAAATTGGCGTGTTGATAAACAGCCACTGTTTCGTCTGCGTTACGTGGATACAACACGGAGGATAACGAAACGACATGAAATGTGTTGCTACGATAGTTATAAACAAAACAAACACCTTGAGAAACGCTTTTGTTATACCACAATGGAATCAGATCGGGATCGCGTGAACGTCCGCGCGCGGATCGTTGAATGTGTGCGTATTTTGCTTGAGGATCTACACGACCACGACCACGACCACGACCACGTCCACGTCCTGCACCAGCGATCGGTTGGGGAGCAGGTAGCATGGGTGGTACGAATAAACCGGATGTGCTGCTTTCGTCAGGCATCAAGACATCGGGACGTTCGCGTGACGAACGTCGTGATGGCATCGGTTCAGCGGGTGTTTGGTAAGTGGTGGTTGTGAACGTGCTAGGTGTTTCTGATTTTACGTCCTGTTCATCGATATCTCCTTTATGTTCACTGTATCCACCACTCGAACGTCGTCGAGACGTTGAACGAGCGGCAGGTGGAAGCGCAAAATCGGGAGGTGGTAAAGGTGGTGCGGGTTGAGGACGTTCGTATGTTTTGTTCAAGCATTCTTGAACACTTTGCATACTCCAATAGTTCCAAATATAATCGATAATTTGTTGTTCGGTAGCATCCGTAAAAAAATCTTCAGTTTCCGGGACACGTCGAGGTTGTTGCATCTTTTATTATAATTCCCGAAAATAAAATTATAAATTCAGTGAACAGTATCTTAAAGTTTAGCAATCTGAGAATTGTTCAACCGCGTGAAGACGAGCATTTAATTCTTGGATACATGACACTAAAATAGGTATAAGACGCACGTAATCCAATGTCAAATATTCTTGATTCCAATAACACGGCGAAACTAATTCGGGGTAATCGGTTTGAATTTCTTGGGCACTCATTCCGATGTATTGTTTCGTTTCGGTACAACACGATGGTAATAAACTGAGATTATTTATATATTTAAACGCATTCCATTTCATCACCGACGCTAAACAATCTACCAACGGTGTTTGGCGGATTTTTAAACGATCGTCTGAAAATCCTGAAACGATTGGATTCACAAAGTAACCTGTTCCATTCACACGTAGATCACCCACGATACTAACGTTAGTTTGAATCGTCATTGTATTAAAACACGCATTCGTTGCACTTATAGTTTGTGTGGATAAATTCGTGATAAAAGCAGTATTGACATGCATTGTATTGATCGAAGCATTGGTGTGGTACGATGATACGAAACACGCTTGAACACTGCATAAATTCAGTATGGTAGCATTATCCATGTCCGTTTTATTAAAACAAGCGTTTACAGCGGATAAATTATTGGTGAGTAAATACGAATTGATGTTGATGGTATCGGTGATGATATCAGCACAAATAAAACTGCTGTTCAGTGTCCAGATAGCGTTCATCATGGTATCGATCGCACCTTGCACATCGATGTTAATGTTTTTGATATTGTCGAACTGACTCGCCGTGATACCGTTAATCGTATTCATTGTTAGTTCCGATGTGTTGATGTGAACTGCCGTTTGTGTATTAACAGAACTGTTGATGCATCGTAAATAAGAAGTCGATATAGAAACAGAAGACAAATTATTAAGTACGTTCAAGTTGAGACATGATGCATTGTTTTCAACAAACAAGTTCGTGATTTTTCCGGAACGTGACGTTAACATATTAGCACACGTTATATTCGTACACGAAATGTTCGGCAATACTGCTGTGTCGGATGCTAAAGCAGAAACGGATAAAGTGTTCAACAAGATATTTTGAAAAAGACCGGATGAACATGATAACATCGATATATTGCAGTTTTGTATACTGGAATTCGTAACAGTTTCATTAACGATCGTGGCAGTTGTGATATTAGCACTGATCATCGTTCCCAAATTACTTCGTATCGTATTGATTTGATTTTGCACATCCGTCGACACACGTGACAAACACGTCAATGTGGATGCTGATATACCATTAAGAGTCGTGGTCATGATCGATCCAAAAACAGCAGATGCGGAAAACAAAGCACTGCTGTTGATAAATGAAGCGGACATGGAATTGTTCAGATTCAATATAGATGCATTGATGATATTCGTATTGATATTACCAAGATTATACACGTTCGATGTATACAAATACGGCACCGTTAAATTAAATGTGACACAAGCGTTCGTAAACGAACCGCTCTTACCCCATACTTTTGTTAAACCTACCAGTGCAGGTGTAGAAAAAGCTGACATGACCGCCAAAGAGACATTAAGTACCGAAACGTTTATCACATCTGACGTCAAAACGGTATTGATTTGCATTGTTTGAAATGTACCGGTTGAAGCCGATACGTCTGATACTGTCATCGAAACACTATTAATATTAGACGATACGAGAGTTGATGTCGTAGTGATAGGTCCAGCACAATCGATACCACAGGCTGAACTTAATCGCAACACGCTCGCGTTCGTGCTGGTGAGCGGTCCAGCGTTTGTGATACCGGTGATATCTACCCAACATCCCGACACGCTTAATGTGGTTCCACATGCTGTGTTAAATGTCATCATATTCGATACGTTTAAATCGTAACTGGTCATCAGAGTCGCATTATTTAGAGTTGAACACGAAATCAATGAACTCGATAACAACGATGCCGTGACGATGCTGGTCGTTAACCAAGACACTTTTTGGTTTAATGCAAAAAGTGTTACAGTTGAAATGGAATTCACACACGAAAGCGAATTCGTTTGCAGAGAAAAAAACGATACACTGTTACCGGTAAGAATAGAAGTGTTCAGTGTGGATACGTTTAAAGAAGTGCACGACACGCTGTTCATGCATGCACTGTCCAAAGTCATGGTATGGATTTTTGCGGACGTAACACACGAATTCACGATACTTATGTTATGAAAACAGGCACTTTCAACCGTACAAAATAACATGCTGACACTACCAATACATGCGTTATCGATGCTCGCGTTGAGATAATGCACCGTTAATGAAACGTCCGTTTCGGTGATGTTGGTGACGGTGTACAAAGAAGCATTATAAATTATTGCGTTTTGGATTCTGACACGATCGAATGTCGCTGTGAATACGGAAGCATTGGTCATGCTCGCCATAGAAGCGGTAATCCAATTCGTTTTCATGTTCAAAGCGTTTGTAGTGCTAGCTGAAATCAAAGAAACAGTGACGAGCGTTAACGAAGCAGTGGAAGCAGAAAGTATTTGAAAACTACCCGAAGTGCATGTGAGCGTTGGTGTTGATACGTTATGAATGGTACCGATCGATGCGGTATTCAAGTTGGCAGTCGTGATCGAACACGTGACGGAATTCAGATCGGTTGAATTAAGAATGGTACTACTACAAATACCGGTGTTGATAGACGAAGCACTGACAAACCCAATACCGCACGTCGGTGAAGACAGTGTTTGTGTACTGAGCATACCGATAGTACCGTAATTAGAATTAATCTGTGAAGCGTTTAATGTTTGGGCATTGCATACACCTAATATGCCAGTCGACGCATTAAGCGTGCGCGTATTATCTACTTGACTGTACAAAAACTGTGCTGTCAGATTGCTAGCCGTACAACTGTGCATGATATTTGTGGTAGCAATCAAACTGTTCGCTGAAATAGTGCCACATGATACACTGGGAGTGAATACGGTACTGGCATTGATGTACTGTGTTCCAATGGATGTGGCTTTTAAAACAGCTATCGTACATGACACCGTAGCATTCAGTGAAGAAACGGATACGATGCTACATGTCAACGTTTGAAATGTGTTTTCACGTGAGATTAAGAACGTCGAAGTCAAACACGTGCTACACACATTGACGATGTTACCGAACCCCGTGTTAATTGTCTGACTGTAATTAGAATTCGTGTCTTCGCTTTTCACGGCGAGCGATGTAAAATCACCGATGTTGGGTGGAGGTGGTACAACTAATTTAGTATTAAAAGACATTTTTAACTTTAAACATCGAGTATTTTTCTATAAAGTGTTGTATTTCTGAAAAAAAAACATGGGATTGTAAAGATTTCCATGCATTGATGTGTCCGATCGATGGATCTGAAAACAACAAACAATGAACGTGTTTCATGTCACGTTTCAATGCGATATGATGTAATCCGATTGTATTCGAATACGATAAAATTGGATCATGTTTTGATGAAATAAATAAAATAGGAGTGTTCGTGGGTATTTGATACATCCACGATTCGTTCGACACGTGTAAAAAATACCAGCAACTCGGTATCCATTTGAACAACGAAGAACGTTGTAAAACATGATCTAATGAAAATAATGTGTTTTCTAAAACAATGCTTTGTATGACAACATCAGGGTTAGAACATAATCCTAAAACAGCATATCCACCTAACGACACACCGTATAAAGTAACGGCAGTGTGTTGCAATCGCGGATTTTCGACAATGCATCGGTTATAAATAACACACGCATCATCGACCAGCGTTTGTTCGTTTTGACAATAACCTGTGCTTTGTCCAAAACCATGGTAATCGAACACGACTAAATTAAGATGGAGTTTCGTGTAGAAAGCGTGTAATTTATTCATCGTTGTTAATATCGATCCAGAATTACCGTGACAGTAGAGCATCGTTGTTTTAGGTAATGGATCGGGTTGATAAATGATCCATGCATGCAATCGACTGTGATCGGGTGTTTCTACCCACACTTCATCGACATGATAAAACATGTTTTTCCATGTATTCAACGGAATCAGTGTACGAGGTCTTGAAATAATAAGATCATCGCATATAATGAAATTACGTTGATATAAAATCAAGGCGATAATGACAAAAGTGACATAACATAAAAATGCAAAGAGCGTCATTACTACTCTTACTAAAAAAATTAAACACTTAGTATAAACGGGAACCACATGAAAACACGAAATCAAAAACGTGCACAAATCCGATGACTGTAAGAAAAGCGTATAAATAAGCAATTAATATAACAGTTAAGGTATTTTGAGTCATTTGTACTTTACATACATTAAACACGATGTCAAAGAACGCGATTCGTTTGGTCTGAATACGAAAAGTATTCCATTAATTAATAAATGTTTTCGTTCATTAATTTAGGAAACACGTGTTTTTTTAATTCAGCACTTCAATGTTTATTAGCGATTCGTATGTTTCGAGAGATTATCGTGAACATGTCTCACTGTACCAATTATTATACTTTTTTCATGAAGGCTTTAATGACCCAAACTGTACATCAATCTTTAAACGTTTCTGATTTATATTCTCATTATCTTACCGATTTTAAATTACAACGCAATCATCCCGAGGATACGAGCGAATGTCTTTCACATTTGATCGATCAACTAAGCGACTCACGTGACACGTTTGCACGTCGTTCTGATGTTACGTCTGCATGTCAATGTCACGATTTTTGGCAACGTACTTCAACGTCGTGGATCGATGATATGTTCACCGGTCTGTTCGGTATAACGAAAAGATATGAGTGTTGTCGTCACGTCACACAACATTTTGAAACGTTTCGTTCACTTGTTTTTTATACGGATCAAGTGAATGGAATCATGTCCTGTTTGATGTCGTATTTAAAGGAAGAAACGATCGATGGTGTTCAATGCGAACGATGTGAACAACGCACACGTGTTTGCACTTATAACACGTTCCATCGTTTACCACCTGTATTGATATTTGATCTTATAAATACTGGAAACACACTTCAAACGATCGAACAAACCATTCATATCGAACATCGACACGGTATGCCTGTTAAATACGTTTATGATTTGAAATGTATCGTTTTGTATGTCTCTCAGTGTCATTATAAATGCATCGTGTTCAATGATAACATCGTGTACAATATCGATGATACAAGAATCGAGATCATTCCTGATTTAGCGACAATGAATTTACAAGAAACACGATTATTGATTTACGAACGAGGTTAAGTTTCCAGTTTATTAGAAAATTGAACCGTCACATGAAATTTGTACATGATCACTGTATTAAAACCTGTAATTTTTGAATATTGTGGAATATTATCATGTAGAGAAGCAGCCACATCCGTTTTGATAACATTATAATATTCTTCAATATCATTTTCTTTGGAGTGTTGAGAAAGCATTTCTTTTTTACTGTGTTCGTTCTTAATGATCATGTCCTTTTCGATATCGTCTAAATTTGTAATCGCAAAATCGATAATACCCGATGAAATAAACCATCGAAACGCATTCAGTTGGGCGAGAGTCGTTACGAATCCGTCTTGACGTTGTGCATAAATCGCAATATCGTGATACGAAATGTTGAACACTTCGTGTGAATATTTATAAAATACACGTTGACGTCGTGCAAACGAATCAAAAAACTTTTTAGAGTACGATTTCAATTGATTTTTGTATTGCAAATACATGAATTCAATGTTTTCACTGTCTTTGGGTTTAAACACGACACCGTGCTTTTTTGCATAATTCGTTACCAACCAATCCAATAAACGTAACGATAAACGTTTACGTGATCCATGAAGGAAAAAAAGCAAGATACGAAAATTTAAAGGATCATGATAAAACGAAATCAAAGAACGCAATAACAAAAATTCTTTACTTCGTTCGTTGAAAGAGGAAGTCATCATTCTTCAAATATACATATACGATGTATACTAAATGTGTGTTGTTTTAATTGAATTATTTTTACGATGAAAATACGCATTAATACTACTTTCTTCTTGTTATTTATTTCATGGAAAACATTAAATAAATAAATTTTTTGAACAGTTAAGTATCTTTGCAATGAATGCTTTTAAAACCGTGTGTTTGTATGTCCATGACTCTTTCACTGTTCCTGAATGTTTAGATCGTGTTGATCCGACACTCGTTGAGAATGTCATCACGTTGTTAGCACAGACCGTTCAACACCAAACGCTCGACGACGATGTATACACCAAAGAACGAATACGGTACGAAGAACGGTTAGAAAATATCCGCACGCAGTTTTTAAACGAACGCGATGCCGCTATCGAAAACAGATGTCAAGGCATTCAACAGGAATGTCATACATTGGTACGCGAACTCGAGGATAAAACACGACGCGTGTGTGAATTAGAAGATCAACAAAACGGTTTGCGTAAAGACATCGCACACGAGGAATTACAACGCGTACAACATCATTACGATCAAGTGTATCGTGAAAAAGAAACCATGTTTGCTACGATGACATCCAAATTAGAAGATATTCATGATATCGTAGCATCGTTTCGTTCATCGAACAGTGCGAAAGGTAATTTCGGTGAAGATTGTTTATTTCAAGTGTTATGTGAATATTTCCCAGATTCTGAGATATTAAACGTGTCGCACATACCACATACGGGTGATATTTTGTTGAAAACACGTGACGGTAAAACGATCATGTACGAAATGAAAACAAAAACACGCACCACAAAAGAAGATATTTTTAAATTCGAATCAGATGTTGAAAATGGTAGTTTTGATGCAGCGGTTTTAGCTACTTCTTCGTTCGGTATACCCAATAAAGGTGAATTCGAACTGAATATGGTTGGGAAAGTGCCAGTGTTGTATGTTTCCAATGTCATGAACACCCCTAAATTATTACACATCGGTACTTATTTACTGTGTCGGTTAACACAATATTTGTCCACACATACGAACGAACACACCGAATCGATGATGACACAAGTGATCACGGACTTGTCCTCGGTATTAACCCACACGTCCGTCATCTTGGAGTTACTGCGTTCCAATGCAAAAGTCTTCGAACGATTATCACGTGATAGTTTAGAACAAAAAAGGATGAATGAAGAACGTATCGTGACTGTCATGACCCATGTTGACACGATTTTTCATAAATACGAGAATTTCACTGGTTTTCAGGTTTCTACCGATTCCCAGTTATCGTTACAATCTCACAAACACGCGTCTGCTTCCGAGACGGCATTATCCCTGTTTCATATCATTAACCAACGGTACAACGCCATGATCGAAGAACATCCTGGCAAAACATTAACACATCGTGATTTATTGCAATCGGTGATCGAACATGGTCAAACACAGTACACGACCATTGATCGATTATTAAAATTATGGCCAAAAAGTAAATTTCATCAACAACGGGTTAAATTGACTTAAGAAAACGAAAACAGATACAACGTTTTATCCACTTGATTTTTAATTTCATCACGCAACGTATACAATCCCATGTTTGTTTGTGTGATTGGAATTAGATTCGTGAAAGTGACGTCCAACAACGATTTAAAATAATGCATTTTTTGAATGATAGCTTGATCATCCAATACGGTGATGGTCGTGTTCAAACCTTGTGCAAAAACAAGACGCGTGTCCAATAAACCGCTTAACGTTTCAACGAACGTATCAATTTTATCGTTCATGAAATCGATCAATTCACATGATGCTTTATGTCTCGCATACGACGTTGTTGTCCAATGATAAAGACGTAAATGCAAATGAAAACTGAGAAATTCTGTCGTGAGTGTTTCTAAACTCGACATGTTTAACTACCTACCTTATTTTATACTCAACATAAAAAAATGCATTTATCGGGATTCTGGTAACATCGTCGATGGTTGTTGCGATAACATTCTGGAATGCTGTGCTATTGGTACAGTTACCATAGAATGAGAATTTTTTGCTTTCCAATTCAAATAAAACGATAAAATGTAAAATGCAATTCCTAATACGACGATACAAGCAAGAACAATACCAAGAATAGCACCCGTTGACAATCCGCTTTTTTTCGTGTTATCAATCGTCGCATTATCATCGTTAGTTTTCGCAGCATTCGCAGAATTAGTATTCGCGGTTGTAGAAGCAGCAGATCTCAATAAACTTTTCATAGTTAGTTATAAATTTTCAAAGAGAAAAAATATAAATTATTATTGTTATTTTTCGATGATGGGTGTTTATTTATTCGTTCGATTTATTAATTGAAATCTTGTGGTGCCACGTGGTACCGAAAAGATTGGAACTTAACGTAACGTAAATATAAATTAATTAATAAATTATACATTTATCGCATCACATGATCATGTTTATTTTTTATCTTCTTTATTTTTTAAATAAAACAACAAGAAGATTGAAACGGCAAATATTGCACATCCAATTACCAAAGATATCCAACCTTCGAATTTATTTTTAAACATAAGATTTGCAATTCCAATTGCAACTAAAATAGCCACCGATAACGATTCCAACTATGGCTCCTTTTGAATAAGACATTTATCTATAATCATCAAAAGAAAAAACTTTACTTTATCTCACGTTGCCACGGATATCAATGGACAAATCAAATTGAAAATGTCACTCTCCGGTGCCCAAACTCTTTAATCCAACATATCGGCATTGAATCCAACCCATGTGGCGCAGCGGTTTTCGTGATATGATAATCTATTGTAAATCGATATCAATGATATTACTTGTGTCATTCAGATGACTTTGTATTTGTTGTGGATGTGTAAATACGATTGCATTAAGATCGAACGACATGATGATGTTGTTAGTTGATATTCCAAAGTAAATGTTATTTTTTACATGGAATATGTTCTTTATTTCATGGGTTCAAAAGACTGAGTTGTTCCGTTTCGGATTTTTTTGTTTTTCCGGTATACGGGTATGCGAGTCGTTCACCGAGAAGAATGTCGGACACACTGGTCTCACATGCGTCATCGAGAAACACGTCGGCTAACAGTCTTCCGTATTTGTCGAACTGGTGACAATGAAGATATACCAAAAACGTTTCGGTGTTCATATCGCATTCCGATCGGTTACCGGTAACGAGTTCTAACAGCCGTGTTTTCGCCTCGTTTGCCAATGCACGGACGACCGTGTTTTTGCTGCGCAGTTCGCAGGTGTCGATACCAGCGAGTCGGACGGAGAACTTGAAGTAGTTATCACCGAAAACTGACATGATGACTTTGATGGTGTCACCGTCATGAGCATCGATCACTCTTGCCCAACAATGAGTTCCATCGAGTGAAAAGGGTTGTGTGGTATGAGCGTTATGATTCATAAACCGTTCGATTTCCATGATAATCAAATAAACATTAAAGATATCGTAATAATAATCATTTTTATTTATTTCAATATTAAAATGAAAAGACAGTTTTTTTTAGATAACATCGCACAGAATAATCCAGATCGTGATACGTTTTATAAATATGAATATTTCGGATTATTTAAATTAAAAAACGATACCATAAAACAATGTATTTTAGATCCAAAGAACGATATACTCGCATGTTTTGATACGCACGCTAATCTTCTTTCGATATCGTGTTATTCGTTCAATTCCACGTCTCTTTTAATCAATCTGTTCTGTTCACCTTACGGTAACGGTCAAGGCACGGATACGATGAATCGATTAAAACAGATAGCACGTGAACATAACAAACACACCATTAAAGTAAAATCTGTAAAATCGGCGATCGGATTTTATAAAAAAAATGAATTCAAAGAAAATCTAAAACGAACGAATGTTGCAAAACGTATCGATAATTACACGAACGAAGAATTTCAAGAATTCAAACGAAACGAAATCACACCGATGTTGTTTCAGATAAGCGATTCAAAAAAATTGGTTTGTAAATTATCGAATAAGTCCGTAGAGATGAGACCATGTTTAGATGTTTTTTCAAACGAGGATCCGAAATGGAGCGGTTTATTTTTAAACATGTTGGATAAAGAAAGAGGTGTCATGAACACTTCCCCAAAACTTGTTGCTTTTTGGGCGCGTGTCATTTCATCGTCGCTCGATTCATGGTCTGCCTCAGCTTCAGTGTCAGAGGTAGGTGCAGAATCGATATCCGGTTCGGATTCTTTTGAGGATTCGGTGTCCGACACCGATTCTTTGGCTTCGCTTTCGGTTTCTGTATACGCGTCCGACACCGGTTCTTTGGCTTCGCTTTCGGTGTCCGACACCGGTTCTTTGGCTTCGCTTTCGGTGTCCGACACCGGTTCTTTGGCTTCGCTTTCGGTGTCTGACACCGGTTCTTTGGCTTCGCTTTCGCTTTCTATATCCGCGTCCGACACCGGTTTTTTGACTTCGCTTTCGATTTCGGTGTCCGACACCGGTTCTTTGACTTCACTTTCTTCATCAGAGGGTGGTGCTTCCATCTGCCCAAACCCCGTGCAAGCGCATTGAAATAATTCGTTTAATTGAGATTTATATTCTGCATCTTTTTGAAGTTTTTCAATTTTATCTCCTAAAAGTTTTAAATGTTCCATCAATGTTTTATTATCATCGAATTTCGTGTATAAATCGTTAGCGATAAAATTTTCAAACATAGCATCGTTTTTCATGCACGACGTGAATTGAGCTTGTAGATTTTTGCAAAGCACCGACACTAATTCTTGGATTTGATCATCGCTTAATCTGATTTTTTCGTGTTCTAACATTTTTTGAATGCTATCAAAAAATACTTTTTTACATCCTTGACCTATTGGTTCGAGTGCTGCCGTGTCGATCGATACAGGAAGATCGAACGACGATTTTGGAATCGTTTTAGAAGGCGTGTTTTTGGGTGAAGAAGGAGGCGTGCCTTTTAAAACTTGATAAAAATCGTTTACTTTGGATTTCATTTCGTTAAAAAATTTCTGAGATAACGATTTCTCTGTTTCTGGTAAACATTTACCCCATTTATCTAAAACCAAACCTGTCGATAAATAGATGTTCTGTTTTGTTTTTTCAGCATCCGTGGATATTCCAATGAAAAAATCACGACACGTTTCTGCGAACGAGACGATAGCGCTACACAAGGTTGCTTCTTTATCTTCCATATCTAAGTTCAAATAATCTTCATCTAAACTTAAAAGTAATTCCATTAATACATACGTTTCATCGTTTTGAAAATTCTGAACTTGTTCACCAAAAAACAACTTCGTAAATTTCATGTTTTTTCTTACATGTTTGAAATCGGGTAATTTAAAATTCGTTTTCAATTTAGTATTGAATAATTTTTTTAACTGAAACACGATTTGGTCATAAGATAAACGTGTCGGTTCGTATTTATACATCCCAATACCAATTTTAAGAAATTTTTCGCGTGCTAACGTCTCCGAACCCAGATCGATTTTGAAGTGTTTATGTATTAATTTCACGAAATGTATAAATGCATCGTATACCTTTTTTTTAAACGTTTCGTCTTGTTTATCGTAACCTGAAAATAAATTCTTCATCGTCAGAATTTGTAGTAAATTTTTGGGTTCGTTGACGATATTATATTTTGATTTCAAGGTATCGATTTCATCGGATGTGATCGGTTTGGAATTCGAACGAAGACGATCGAGGACACGTGGTGCAGATTTTATTTGAGCTAGAAAGAGTCGCATGGCATCTCGCATCAGTGTCAAATCGTGCTGTGTCAACATGTCTAAATTATCGTGAGTGAATACAAATTCACTACTACCACTACCATCTTGACGTTTAACAAAAGGTCGAATGAAGTGCTTGAATCGTGTTAGATCGTTATCGGTCAATGCGGTTAAATTTGAAAGGATAACGTCGGTATGTTCATCCTGGGAGGATGATTTCGAATCACCGCTTAAACGTTCAAGATCCGAACGACTTATCACATGATCGTTGATAATTCGTTGTATAGTATCGATTATTTTTGTCGTGTCTTTGGAACGTTGTTCTTGTAATTCTAATAATTCGATGACAGCGTTATTAGGTGATTGTGATGAATATAAATTTTGCACTTCGTTTTTTGTCGGTGCTGATTTTAATAAAAACAATTTCAAAGTATTGTATTCTTCGTTTCTATTTTCAAATAAGTGTCGCATCCCTTGTTTGAGTTTTTCCATGTTTCGCATGAATTCATCGTATTTTTCAACTTTTTGTTCCAAAGTACGAACATTTTTTGTATTGAATAATTTTCTGAATAATGTTATGTTTTCATCGATGATTTTTTTTTTAGATTCCAATGTGTCTGCTTGTGAGATAACAGCAAGCTTATCGAACTGTTTATCCTGTCTGTTCTTTTTTTCTAAAGCATCAAGAAAATAATAAAGAACATCGTGAATAATTTCGTATTCGTATTGACTCGTTGTTTGTTTATTATCAAATTTTTGTAAATCTTGTTTATACAAATCGTTGACAATACTTGTTAATACGTCATAGCATTTATTAAAAAGTTCGGTGTTATCACGATATTTAATCGAACGCGGTGTAAGAGACGATTTTGGGGAAGGTCTTGGAGATAATTTTGAGAGAGTTGTTTTCAATGTATTCATGAGATTGATTCGTTAAATAATAATAATATTATTATTATTATAATAAATAAATATGACGAATAATTATCATGATTTTTATATAATTATTTCAAATATATTGCGATTGAATCAATTTTTAGAAACGAAATATTTTCAGTATAAACTTTCTTTGGATCAACAAACAAAACAAACGATTTATTTGACAATATGCAGTTTAATTTCATTATTTTCTAAATTGACAAAATTCCAGTATGAACGTGAAAATGATGAAATCAAACACTTCATTGATAAAATGGAACTTAAAATAAAGAAATGTGTGGATCTTTTTGATTTTTCAACGTTTAATATTCACGAACAAATCAATTTCAATGATTTGATTATTCTTTTAAAAACACAGTTCAAAGAACTCACCACAGATGCCACATTAGCGAATTACGAAGAAAATCAAACGTCGTCTCTTTATTTATCCATGTTGATCGAACAGATCAAGGACGAGTATCCTGATTCTTTTGATGCTTCGGTGAAGCATGACATCGAATCGATTCATGAAGCGGTAACGGTGATCAACGACTACGCATTTAAACTGAAACATAATTTAAAAACGTGTTATAAATATAAATTAGATGCGTTAGTGATACGTCAATGTGAACTGTTTAATCAATGGATGATCGATGCCACCGATACTTTGCATTTAATGACTCGTGTGTTCGATACGTGTTTAGAAGAAATGCAGTTTTTATATCAACAGTATCAACATTACGACACCGATCCATCGATGACATACGATCGGTACATGAAAGATATGTGGTTCACGTATATCTTGAACACTGAAACGGATCCGAAACTGCAAGAACTCAAACGAGCCTCGATCGAAGAATATCAACCGCATGCGATACTCACACCCAACAGCACACAAGAAGGTCATAAAAATTACATACTACGACAATTCAAAACATTAGAATTAGATAAAGAAGACGTGAACGCCTTGATCGAAAACGATACGCTCTTTCATCAATTATTTCAAACCGATAAATTCAAAACATCGTACGTCATGTTATTGAACAACATCTCTGAATTAAACCACGAAGAAACACGTCTCATCAAAGATTTTTTCATGCATAAGTTTACATTAAGTCAACAACATCAACTTCAACAGAACGACGAAAAAATAAAGGCGCAACAAATCAAACACGATGCTTTACTGACTCAAACTAAAACCGTATTGCTCAATAATTTATCAGATTTAACCGATCATGAAATCGAACTATTACAAACACATTTTCGGCATGTTTTATCCACGTTTCAAGAAAAACTCATGGACGAGAAAACACAACTGATTCAACGCAAACAAACCGAAATCGAACAGTTGTCCGAAACTAAGAACGGATTATTTCGTTCTAATTTAAAAACGATGATGATGAATTTCATGGATCTAAATACTTACGACACAGATTTATTAAAATTATTTTTTGTTGACAAATTAACTTCGACACAACAACAAACGCTGCAACAAAAAGACCAAGAAATCGATCTCAAACAAAAACAAATCGATCGGTTGAGTTTAAGTATACAAAAACAACACGCAGACATTTTCCAGAATTTAACAGATTTTACTGATATCGAATTAAAAGCACTGAAACATGAATTTTTAAATCATATTCGTACGAGTGGTATGACCACAACATCTTTACCTGACATATTGAAAATGTCAACAGAATTGACGAACACAGAAATACGTTTAGTCAAAGAGTTCGTGGCAAAGAAACTCCTCTCTTTTCAACAACCCACGTTATTACCCACCGGTTCATCCACACCCACGCCGTTAGATTTCAGGATGTTCATGACGAATTTACAAACATTGAACCAAATCGAAATTGATTTATTAAAAAACATTTATTTTCAAAAAATGACATCGTTTCAACAAAAAACCATTCAGAATTATGAAAACGAAATACAACAATTGAAAATAGAAAATGAACAATGGCAACAACAAACCACGGACTTAAAAACAAAACACGATCAAATGAAAACAGAAACCAGTCGTTTGGAAACTTCACACATGGACATCATACTTCATCATTTACTAAACTATTCCGGTGTGCAATTAGATCTCTTAAAATCAAAATACCATGAAAAAATTGCAATAGCATCGACGAACGATAAAGCTTTGATTCAGTTTTTAGATGATTTCACTGAATTTGAATTAAACGATATTTCTACGAAACTCGTACAGTTCTTACAAAATATTAAAAAAAGCGATAACGATCGTTTAGTACATCAATTCAACACGTTTTGTTTGAATAACATTTCTCAATTATCTGATCACGAACTGGAATCATTGAAATCACAACTCGTATCCAAAATAACGTCTTCTCAACAACATCAAATTGAACGATACACATCACAAATCAATCAACTCAAAACGGATCATGCGACTTTTATCAAAGAACACACCACACAACTTTTAAATAATTTATCAGAATTAAAACAAGAAGAAGTCGAAATCTTAAAATCCCACTTCGTTCAAAAAATATCGGATTTACAACAACGTTCTATTGATAAAAAACAACAAGAACTTGAACAATTAGAACAACAAACACAAATCATCGCTAACCACAATGCACACGACATCATACAGAATTTAAACACATTCAATGTCCATGAAAACGAAGTATTAAAACACTATTTTCAAGAAAAATGGACCGACATGCAAGAAATGCTTCGTGCACTGCAATCAGAAAATAAAGTATTAACACAAACACATCAAACACTTCAACTAGAAAAGGAAGCATTATTATCCAAGAATCAACAAGTACCTTTACATATTAAGACACTTCTTGACAATTTCGCATCGCTCACGGTACAACAATTAGAAGTATTAAGAACTTATTTTACAACAAGTTTTACAAAAATGAATCAAGTCGTCGAACAGGCACAAGCATTAAACATAACCAGTGTTTCAGAAATCATTAAGAATATAAACCAACTCGATCCTATTGAACACGATTTATTAAAAACGCAGTTTTTTCATAAATTATCAGACGTTCAACAGGAATTTATACAGAAACAAACAAAGGAAATGGAAGACTTAGCATCTCGACACCAACGTTTAGCATCACAAAATGCTCATCAACTTCTTTCTAATTTAAACGACATGTCATCAGAAGATCATGACATTCTCACACACTATTTCAAAACAAAATGGCTCGACACACAAATGGAAAACAATGCACTGCTTCATGATACACATTCATTTCCAACCACACTTCAACATCTGTTTCAAAACTTAACTACTTTATCCACAACGGAACTGATCGTTTTACAAAATACGTTCACGCAACATTTTCAGCATGTCTCAAAAAACCATACCGAATGTCAAACGTTACTCGATGCAATGCAACAACTCGTCGATTTAGAATTAACGAGTGCTGAACGTCAACTTCAAGAAGTGTTTACGAAAATAGAAGAAACACAACATCCTGAAGTACAACATCAATTCAATCGATTACTTATCAAGAATATAACCACCTTATCACAAGAAGAAATCGATCTGCTTCTTCAACGTCAACACCAATCGTATCAAACTCCACAGTTACTACCACAACCATCACAAATACTACCACGATTACATAACGAGATCTATGCACTGTTGATCTCAAATTTATCCCGATTGTCGGAAGTCGACATAAACAACTTGAATTCCAAACTTTTACAAACGGTGCAACAATCACACGTATCTTCTCATGACATTACTACCGTTCTGAATAACACAAAACAATTGAATAAAACAGAAATCGAACTATTAACTGAAAAAATCATGGCGTTGTATACTCATCAAACTCAATTCAATGATTTTATCTTATCCAATCTGATTCAATTCACGCAACGTGATCTCAATGTCTTAAAAACAAAAACGATGGATATTTCTAAACACGTATCACACAACACACAACTCCAGCAAAACCTATCACATATTCTGATGACAAATCTCACCGATCAAAGTGAACATGAAATAAAAAGATTACACACGAAAATCATGGAAAGTGTGGATCAGTTTCAACAAACACATGAAGCCACTTTGAATGAACTCATACGAGTGTTGTCTTTATTAACTGATTTTGAATTAAATAATATCCAATTAAAATTACATGATTTTATAACACGTGACCAAACACAGCAACACGTTCGTTCTATTGCACTGCTTTTTGATAATGTAAAAAATTATACCGACACGGAACTTGAATTATATCGTTTGAAATTAATAGAATTAATGAATAAAGTGAAACAAACACACGATCAAGCATTCGTTCGTGAAGTAAACGCTACTTTATTATCCAATTTAGCCACGTTACATGAGTCTGAATTGACATTCATCGATACTCATCAAAAAAAGAAAAATGAAATGAGTGTTTTCATCGTCGAGCAATTGGTTGATTTCAATGCCAATGAATTGAACGTGTTAAAAGAACATGTGATGCATCGAATTCAAGAATACAACCAACAACATCGATCTTCCCTTGAACGTCATTTCACGCGTTTGTTTGATACGTTAATTGATTTAGAATTTAAACACGTACACGATTCCTTAACAAAATTCATCGATCATCAAAAAACACAAGTAGATCTACCACGTCAAGAAACGATCACAAACGCATTATTAGAAAATGTCATTGAAATTAATCATTTAGAAACGCAATTATTAGCAACGCAATTTCAACAGAAACTACGATCCGTTCAGACAACGATGATCGATAAATACGAAAAAGAAAAAGAAGCATTACAAAAACGTTTGAACGATGTATCGAAATCAATCGAAACTAAACAGACTCAACTCGGTATTCATCAGCAAAATATAACAGATTTACAATCCAAAATAACACCTTTATTAATTGAAAATGTATTGCAATTATCTGATTTAGAGATTGTGCATTTGAAACCTATTTTAAATAAAAAAATGTATAACGTGGTTGGAAACGTGAAAGAGAATCGATCGTTGTTAATGATGAAATTAATGGAAGAGTTTACTACCCACGAACTCAACATGGTTCATACGCAACTTTTGGATTTTTTGAAACACAAGAACGAGGCATTGATGACTATGACGACACGATTAAACGATTTAATATCTAAAACGTCTCAATTGGAAACAGAACGCGATCAATTGAAAAAAGAAATAAGCACAACCCAAACCAATTTGAAAGACTTAACCGATCAATTAACACAACACCGCACACGTCTTTATCCGTTACTACTCGCTAATTTATTACAATTAAACGAAATTGAATTAAACGAAATTAAAAAAAATGTATCTCGAGACATGACACATGGTATCGAACAAATGAAAAACAATGAATCTCAATTAATTACAATGCTTCAACAATTAACCGATGACGAATTAACATTACTACAAACAAAACTCAATTCCTTTATAAAAAATCGCGATGAACAACTATCATTATTAACGTCGCAAATAAATGACACCCAAACAAAAATCAATGAAACCCAAACTAACTATGAAAAATTGCAGACAGATTTCGATGCTCTTCAAACCCAACTGGATCTCAATAAGAATCAAACGACACAATTACATCAACAAATTCAACCATTGATCATGGAAAATTTATTACAATTAACGCAGATTGAAATGCAACATTTATCGGTTGTAAACAAACAAATCCATGATCGTGTGTCTTCCTTGAAAACAGAAACACAGGATTTGATTCAATTATTCGATACTCTCACGGACCGTGAACTACAAATCGTTCAACAACTCATTTCTCAATTCATGAATAAACGAGATAGCGAATTAACACAGGTAACCACACAATTAACAGATCTTAAAACTCACTATCAACAAACAGAAATCGATAACGAAACGTTAAAAAAAGAAGTGGAACAGTTACAAACACAACTCGGTGAACACGTCACGAAAATAAATGAATTACATGCGAGTGTCGTGGAAGATGCTAATGAACCTAAAATTAATAAATTAATGAAAGAGTTACGAACTTTCATGATCACGATTCCTGTTATATTACCACACGACGATTGTATCAGTGCTTATAAACATCAAACCATGACACGAATCCAAGAAAACGTCTCCTTGGATTTAAAAAGCGTTCACGAAACACGTGCCCAAAACACACCGCTTCAACTAAACAATGCAGGTATCAATGCATTCATGGAATGTGTTTTGCAATTTTGTTATAATCGCTACAAACAATCTCAATCTAAAATCAATGAACTCAATTTAGAATTATTTTATAATATCAATTATTTATTTTCGTATGCTTCGCGACTTTTTCAATCACAATTCATGTTATATTTGACCTGTATGAACAGTATTCAAGTTATCAACGATACTAAAATACTACAAATTTATGATAATTTATTTACCGTCTTAACACCAGAAGAATCAGATTTATTAAATTCGTATTTTATCAATGCTTTTATCACGTTTCAACCTAAACGATATTATACGTTTCAATTGATTTCAGACCTTTATCAAATTATAAAAGCACAATTACCTGATATTCTGTTTAATGTAGATTATATTGCACATACTAAAATAAGAACGTTTTTATTGAATTTACTTGGAATATGTGAATCAATTGAACTTTCGATACGAGATGAAGATAAAAGCGTTTTTCAATCCTTGTTACAGATTTATAACGATAACATCCATGAAATTAATCCGGTCTTTGTGTATATAAAAGAACGGTGCGACAGTGTGTACGTCAACCCACGTTACACGTTTCAATCCCGTAACAAAGTACCTGAATACACACACATCGATCTGACTTATATAAACAGCAAGTTGCAAGTTGGTTTTGTAAAAATGGGTCCAAAAAGTGTGTTTGAACGTGCAAAACGATTAACAGATTTAGGTGTTTTTTATTGTAACGAAAATGCAATCGAGTCTTTAAAAAATGAACCGAAAGAACAGTATAATATTGGAAATATCAATGCTTATTTTAATAAAACAGACGAAGACGTGTTGAATAAAAAAAAAGGCAACGTCGTGTTAAAATACATCGATACCGATCATCCCAAATGCATTCAATTATTACACGAACAGATCGATCGTGGTGAAGATTTGTTTATTATCGGGTACGGACAATCAGGTGCGGGTAAAACCACATGTTTAATTAAATTTAAACAAACTGAAACGTTCGTTCCAAATTTATTGAAATTTCATCAAAGTCAACTCGATGGATTAAAACATATAAACAAACTTGAAATGATTGCTATTAACATTTATTATACATGGAATCCTAAGAACGATAGCATGGACAGTATTCATTTGAACGATTATAAATTAGATTATTTATTTTTCCATGAATACGCTAAATTTAAATTCGATATTCGGTTGAACACTTGGGTATACGATGGTCCACAAATCGAGAGTATTTCTCCGAACGATCGTTTGTCAGACATCATCGATCTCATGTTCAATACACGTCAAATTGAACCTACCGAAAACAATCCGAACAGTTCACGAAGTCATATACTGCTTCATTTTAAAATTCCAATTAACTCTAAAAAAATGTCCAACGTGATCGTTGGTGATTTAGCAGGTGTTGAAAACGTATTCGAATGTGATAAATTAACGTCTATTTTAAATTTAGATAGTAAGTATACCAATAGTTCAAAATATAAAACGACACCGATCGTGTTTGATACAAATTTCTGTATCGATAACCGTGATGCAATCGAAACATTAATAAACGAATTACGTCCAGAAGTGACGTTTGAATCAAACAAAGAAGACTGTTTTAAAGAAATATCCAGTCCTGCTTCACAGTCTTTTTATTCATATTTTGAGAATTTTTATGGTATCACGACACCTCTTGAAAACGAACGATTCAAAAAGAAACCGGTTGAAATCATTGAACGATTGAAAAATAGATTAGAAGATTTTAAACAGTTACAACTTTTGATCGATCAAATACATACCGCTTACGAAGATCCAGCATACATCGACGTCCATTTTACGACGACCGACACGATGGTGTACAAAGAATCATCTTCTAACACCGTTATCTACTTTTTTGATGATGAAAAAGAAATATTCATGGAAAATAATTTCAATTATTTTAAAAAACAGTTCGATACTTCTCTTCGAAGAAAATTGTGTGAAAACATTCTTCAATATTTAATGGATCCTGTACATTCTGTTTCCATTGCTTCTTATTCCAACATTCTTCCTATTTTACAAGAATTAAAATCCGGTCGTAAAACAGATGAAAAAGAAGAAAATTTTATATTACGTTGTATCAATAATTTATTCAATATGTTTAATCAAGTAAAAATGCCATTATTCACACTCGTTCAACCTATTTCTCAAGAAACTAATAAAAAAACACTTACACCTCTGATAACAGAATTATTAACAACGTGTAATGATGCATTCATAAAATATGAAAAAAGGACATTTCCAGAAGGTAATTCTGACAAAATTGAAATGCATTTAGTTCCAAAATATTTACGACATACGGTTCGTAAACAATTATTCGATTTATCGGATATGCCGTTTTTTGATAGCGTTCAATTAGACAACGAATTGAGATTATTGGGAAACAATACGGAAGTATTAGCACATCAATTCTTGGTCTCGTTTCTTCCGAAATGTGTCAAAAAAATTGAACAAGACATGATACGATATCAATTACTCGTACATAATTGCAGTATACGACGTAAAGAAGGTTATTTTATTAATAAATCATTGTCCGATATGAAAAAATCATTGAGTATGGCATTGAATACAAAACTTCACAGTAAACACCCGGTTCTTTTTAATTATATAAGTCCGATGCAAAGTGTGTGTCACGATAATTATTTATACCGCACGTTTGATTTTTTTAATCCACAACCGGAAGATTTGAACGTTTTACCTGACGAAATTATTTTTAAAATTTTACAAACACCTCTTACGACGAATATCAACACGAACACTACCATTAAAGGGTTCGGATTAGACATGTCTCGTTTCAATCTCGTCATTTTCACCGTGATTAATACGACCGGAGGGTATGCTGCGGACAGCAGCGAAGTCGAAATGAATACGGCCACATTGGATAAATACAAACGGTATAAGAAAAAAGAAAATATCGATCAAGCAACACTTATGATCGTGAATAATCCACCCAGTGTACCTTTTATTAATTTAAATCCAATGAAAAACACTCTTTTTTTATTACAAACCGTTCAAGAATGGACCAGTTTTTTTGCATTACACATCAATACCCAAAACGATAACTTTTTATCATGTAATAAAGTGAAAGAATTAACACTTCATTGTTTGCAAAATTCTGTTTTATTTCTGAATAATGTTAAGAATCGTTATTTATTTTATAAGAACACATCCATTATCGTCGATTTTATAAACACGTTTCAATCATCGACGGAAATAACTCTCTCCTCTACTTTAGATGATATGATAACACAATTGAACCAGATCATTGTTTATATTGGAAAAAATAACGAGTCCACGTTGATTGGTACCATCGACTTTTTCAATTTTAATCAATTGGTTCAATTACAAAAATACCCTCATCGTTATTTTTTATGCGAAAACGACATTATTTTTCCGGATTCGTTAAAAGCACAATGTTCTTCTTAACTTATTTTTTGGGCGGTGGTGGTGGCAATAGCGATGTTTTTTTGCGAGGTGCTGGTTTCTGGGGTTTCGGTGATGTTTTGGGAAGTGGTTTAGTTTTAGACGGTGATATTTTGGGTAATGGTGATTTGGTGGTGGAAGGTCGTGGTTTTATCACCGACGGTTTCTTTGGAAGTAATTTTGCTTTAGTGGTGGGTAATGGACCTATCACAGAAAGTGTTTGAACGACTTCGAAAGATAAAAGACGAAGAAAGTAGGTGTAAAGTAAATCATTGAATTCGTCTTGTGTATTTAAACGTGTCAGAACATTCGATATGGTTTCGTCGTATATGTTTTGTAAAGATTCGTTAGGTATTTCGGTAATATGAACGTCGTATTTCGTGAGTATTTCGTCATCCAATGCTTTAAAACAAACGTTATCGTTATCCAATAAACAAACGTAGCGTTTTTCTTGAACATTACCATGATTTTGATACATGTCTTTGTTTTTTTCGATATCGTTCGTATATTTAGCATTCGTATTCAATGACAAACATACTTTATTGTATTCGATCAATGAATCGTTAACCGAATTGAAATATTCTTTATACGTCAATTGAACCGTTTCTATTTTTTCATGAAACAGTGGATCCTTAATAAATTGAAATATGTTCTTTTCAAATAATTTGAAATACAAACGAAAAAAATCATAGAAATTGTATTTTCTTTTTATTAATACATCGAACGATGATACGTTCATCGGTGTTAACGATGGTGTATAAACCACATAATTACCGTATTGTATGATGTCGTTTTCATCGTCTGATTCGAAAACGAATAATAAACTTTCTTTGATTTCACGATCTAAAAACGTATACAAAATGGAAAGGATATCGTACGGATTATACATGTATTGTGAAATGAGCGGTTTATTTAAAAATGAACTCGGATGTGTGACATCGTTAAGAATGTGTGTTTCGACGAGTGAATATAAATCGAACACGTGTGATAATGTGATACGTGGCAAAGCGTTTCTTACTGTTGAATAATCCATCAATAATTTCGCACTGTTTGGTATCGACGTGTCGTGATTAATAAAGAAAGGAGCATGTAACATGATATGTATCGGATCGATGAGTTCAACAACATGGAAATAATAGCATAACAAACTCAATAACATCACGATCGATTTGTACGTATTTTTTAAAACGATAAAATCTGTGTTTTTGTTTTTATAATGCAGTGTTTTTAAACATGTCGTACGCTGCACATCGTCGCGTTTATACAATTGAATTTTTAATATAACGTTAGGATCAATAAAAATGTAATCATAATAATCTTTTATGATCGTAACACTTTCTTCTTTATATTGTAATTTTGAAGTTGAATCGTTCATCATTTGAGCTAAGAGAGTGAACACGTCATTCATCGTGCATGAAAATTCAGGTTTCCTACACACACTCGTACATGTTTTATCGTTTCGATACACGCATTTTTATCATTTTATGTTGTAATATTGTAATTCGTCATGTTTTCTTCGTACATCGTCTCTCTTATCCACACGTTTAATGTCGATCATCGACCTTTGTTTAACCGCGTCATGGTAGAATTACGACATCGATTTATCGTATGTGAAATATGTCAACAGTATATTTTCGTGAAATGGCCACCGAAACCTCGTGATACGCTCACATGTTCACACGATAATCACGGTAATCATCTCACATGGAACATCTCACCTGACGTATCACGTTAAAACAGTTGAGTCATTGTTTGTTCGTTGTCGACTTCATACGCTTCTAACGTTTCAGTCGTCGTATCGTATTGGAATAAAACGAAATTGCCGTTATAATTCATGTTAGCCGGTGAAGGTGGAATGATCACACGTATACCGTCGTCTGTTATCGTAGTGAACGTTTTGGATAAATGCAAATGACCGATAATCATCGCAAGTAAATTGGTAGTGATGAGCGCTAACAACGGTTCACATTCTGTTGATACCAACGTGGGCACGTCGATCGGAAAATCGGGCGGTGAAGCGAAATCGTTGTTGTTCATATCTTTTAAATCAATCGGTATGAAATGCGTCACGATCATGTATTTATCGTTAGCGTTTAATTTCGATAACGCTTTTGCCAAAAATTTTAAACTACCCGCCGGTTTACCTGATAACAAAAGATCCGATTCTTTAGCTGGCCAACAATTCAAAGCGATCATGTACACCGGTCCAAATTTCCACATGTAGTTACCTTGTGTATCTTGAACGACGATGGTTCGATATTTATTACGTCGTTTTATCATGTTGACCGTCGGACATGTATTAAAAAAAATAATATCCGACGGCATCGTTTTAGCAGTGACGTCCCAATCGTGATTACCTGTACATTCATATACAGGTAATTGCAAACCGCTGTTAGATCCTAATCCGTATTTTAATTCGTAATCACCTAAATAATTAGACACACACAACCGACCGTCTTGTCCGGTCTGTGTACAATCACCTGGTATCACACATCCCAAGATATCACTCATCGATGGCGTGCGCAGGTTCGTGTAAGCTCTCACGAAAGCGTTCATCGAATTCACCGCTAATTTATTCGCCCCAAAACGTCCGTAATGATTTCCAAATTCCTGTGTGTCACCTAAAGCGGTGAACGTAATAATTGAATTCGATTTTGGTTTATACAATTTTCCAAAAGCTGTCAAACCAAAAGGAGTTTGACAAGGCATGTAATACAGGAAAAATAATAACCATACAAGTCCTAAAGTAAAAATAAGAACGAGTATTGTCGAAACAGAAAAAAATCGGTACACGATGATCAACATGAAAATAGCATAAATAAAAGTATGCATTAATAAAAAAACAAGTGTTTTAATCCAATTTAATTTACCATAAGAACGTGCAATCGATTTCATGAACGTTAGATATGTATGATCACTGATAGCATAAGGACCAATAAAAACAAACAGAGTGCTCATGATGTAAAGTGTGGTGATGAATATCATTAAATATAATGTTATATTACCGTGTTTGAAATACGATGGATGATTCATCCAGAATTTATTATGTAAAGTATTGTATTTATCGCGTAACAAATGTATTGCGTTCATTGCAATTTCTTTTACATAAATAGGAATATTTTTAATTTCATGTGAATGTATCACATTTACACGAAACACAAAATACCATGGACCCGTGAAAAAAAGACACAAACAATAAAAAACAAACAAACTAAAGTACATCAATATGGAAGACAAATATGCAAGTTATTTCAAAAATGTCGGTGAATTTTGTGTCAATAAAAAAAATAAAAAAGAAGAGAATAGATTAACACCGTTCGTATTACCGATCGTGTACAAACATTGCAATTACTATAAACGTGAAAATCGCTCGCTCGTGCATTCGATAAAACTGATTAATCATGCAGGTTCGATTCCTCAGGAAGTCCACACTTTCTTAAAAATATTTTCAGAGTGTTTGGAGTTAACGAACGACACGTTTCAATTATCATTGATCATGTATAAACGCAACGCTCATCGTTTCCGTCATCAATACCATAAGATCGTTATCGCTATCACCATGTTATTCATGTCGGCAAAAATAGAAGAACGTGATTATCAGGATATTGCGGATTACGTTGAACGTGTTCATGTTTATCATTACACGAACGAAGCGGACATCATCGATCTTGAACGACGGATCATGATCGACAGTCGTGGAAGAATTTATAAATAAACGTATTTAATATTATTTTTATTTAATATTTTTATTATTTACGTTACGTTTCAACTTGAATCACTTCATTAAACCCATGAAATAAAGAAATGAAATGTTAACAAACAAGTGTTTATATTTATTTATAATCTGACCCAAAAACTGAACATGTCCGAACTGAATACCATCGTGTTCGCAGATCCATCCCTGATTCAACGTCATCTTCACGATACTCATGACATCATCGATGCACAACGACCCATGCGTGATATCAATGATTTCGTAAAAGCTAAAAACTACGATCTTTCTTCGATCGTCGTGAATACGATTTGGACGACGTTAAATAATTATCGACCCGGTGAATTATTTCTCACTACCAAGCAGATGTACGAGATGTTCGGCTATCAGGGAAACGATGAGAAAGGTATACAACGAAGTTTAAAACGTGTTTTAGTTGGATACAACATAAAAGGTACTTTTGTAAGTTCTCATTTTATTGAGAATGTGGATTATCGAATTGTAAAACCAGCGGGTCAACGTTGCCCCGCTGGTTTTAGAAATTTAGGTGGATCTGGATTGAACAGAGAAGACATCTACATCACACGGAAAACGTTTAAGAAGTTGTGTTTACAAGTACGCACCGAGAATACGGATCGTATCCACGACTACTTCCTGATCATTGATGATCATCTTCACGATACTCATGACATCATCGATGCACAACGACCCATGCGTGATATCAATGATTTCGTAAAAGCTAAAAACTACGATCTTTCTTCGATCGTCGTGAATACGATTTGGACGACGTTAAATAATTATCGACCCGGTGAATTATTTCTCACTACCAAGCAGATGTACGAGATGTTCGGCTATCAGGGAAACGATGAGAAAGGTATACAACGAAGTTTAAAACGTGTTTTAGTTGGATACAACATAAAAGGTACTTTTGTAAGTTCTCATTTTATTGAGAATGTGGATTATCGAATTGTAAAACCAGCGGGTCAACGTTGCCCCGCTGGTTTTAGAAATTTAGGTGGATCTGGATTGAACAGAGAAGACATCTACATCACACGGAAAACGTTTAAGAAGTTGTGTTTACAAGTACGCACCGAGAATACGGATCGTATCCACGACTACTTCCTGATCATTGATGATATATTTATTGAATATATGAAATATCAGATCGAGTATAAAGAAGAAAGAGAGAAGTTCGTGGTGAGTATGAAGGATGAGAAAATTGATAATTTGACATATGAAATAAAGCAACAGAGTAATGAAATCAAGCAACAGAGTCGTGAAATAACAACACTTGTCGTAGAAAATAAACAACAGAGTTATGAAATCAAAGATTTAAAATCACGGTTCGAGCATCTCATGAACAGAACAGAAGACATCCACGATAAACTCGACGAACAGAAAATAGAAAACGGTGAATTGAAAACAGAAGTCGTTCAAGCGAACCAAAAACTCGACGATATCAAGGAAAGTATTGAACAAGTGATCGAACACGTGGTTCCAGAAATAAAAGAGAGGTTGCTCACGGACCATTTTGTCATTCTCCATGACCACGATATCACGAACCATTACTACATTATCAGAGCCCAAAAACGCGCTATTTCAACCGCCATCAGAACCGTCAAAAAACTTCATCCGAACATGTACGTTCTCCTTAACGAAATCGATTACACGCATCCTAAGAATCTGTTCGTGATTTTTAAGAAATATATCACGGACAACGTGCAGTACACACCTAAAATTCGGATCGTGTACAATCATATCAGGGTATGTGAAGAATACACGACACCGTCGTCCACACCTACCGATCATGAACTGGTACGATTGTTCGAAACGGTAAAGACCACCATCACGAACGATGTCCGTGATACGATGAATGTATAAATACAAAAATAATATTATTTATTTAATTTACGTTACGTTACGTTGAAGCGGCTAAATAAATAAATATTATTATTACATAATAAATATTATCATGATTATTTCAAACGAACAACAAGCGATACTTGAATGTGTAAAGTCTGATCAACGTTGCAACTTGTTCGTGAATGCGGTGCCAGGATCTGGAAAAACTACTTTGAGTTTATGCATGGCCGAACAAAACCCAACGTTGAAATTTTTATTGCTTACGTACAATTCCAAATTGCGTCAAGACAGTGTTCGACGTGCTAAAGACACGTTTTTGAATAATGTCGACATTCACACATTTCATTCGTTTGGGTATACGTTATACAATAATACCAAATGTAAAACAGATGATGGATTATATGAGATTTTAGAGAAGAACACTGTTTTATTTAAAAAAAACACGTACGATATCATTATTATCGATGAATGTCAGGACATGGATCAATTGTTATACGCTTTCAGTCGGAAAATTTATGTGGATGCTTCACATCCATCGACGCGTTTATTTATTATCGGTGATGCAAAACAATGTATCTATGAATATAAAGGATCGGATCATCGTTACCTCACATTGAGTGATCGCATTTATCCTTGGAACACCTTGGAATGGAAACAGTACGAATTATCTTACACGTTTCGATTTAATAAAGCGACGTGTGATTTTATTAACGAATGTTGTGCCCAACAAACCCCCAAAATATTGAATTCGTATAACACAATCGATTTAACGAAACCTAAATACATTGTGTTGAACATGTTCAGTGAAATGCATCTCATTGCGAAAGAGATCATCGATCTGTTAGCACACGATGTGCCAGCCGAACAGATCATGATTTTAGCAGCTTCAGTGAAAACCAATAATTCAAAATCGCCTTTGGTTTTGTTAGCGAATTATTTATCCATGCGTGGTGTTTCTATTTACGTATCATCGGACGAAGAAACCGCGACATCCGACATCACACAAAACAAAATATTAATCTCAAATTTTCATCGTACTAAAGGTATTGAACGTGATTATATTTTTATTTTAGGATTTGATCATGCTTATTTCACGTATTATAACACGTCAGCTGATCCTTGTTTCATGCCGAATTGTATTTATGTGGCACTGACACGTTGTAAAAAACGTATGTTTTTATACCATCACAAAAAAAATGAGTTCGTGCCTTTTTTAAACCAAGATAAATTAAAAACATTCACTGATTTCATTACGGAGAACGATGGGTCTTTTAAACCCAGTCCGTGTCGATACAATAACGATACGGTGCGAACTTTTTCGGTCACCGCACTGATCGATAAAATAGCACCTCAAGTATTGAAACAATGCCTGACTTACATGACCGTAACACGACTCAAAAACAAACACATGGTGCCTGTTCTGTCTGTACCTACAAAAACATCGTTGTCCTTGCACGGTTCCGTTGAAAACGTGTCCGTGATCAACAGCGAAGTGGTCAACGTCTTGTTCATGAATTCATTGAATCAAACGGAACCGACGTGTTTTTATAAATCGTTACTTCGCAACATCACTTTAAATCGCGAACATCATCATCCTTTTTTTAAATTACACGAATTTCCATCGATCGATTTAAATGATATCGTGAGCGTTACACACTACGCTGCTTATTATACGAGTTATAAAGAAAATCTGATTTATAAATTAAAACAACTAACACATTTCACATGGTTACATCACACTAACATTTCTGCTTGTGTGGATAACATTCAACGCGCTTTATTACAAACGAATGCGTCTTCGCGTTATCAAATTGAAAAATACGTTGAACAGGATATCGAAATCAATGCGATTCATTACAAATTAAAAGGATATATCGATTATTATGATACCGACCATGAAGTCATATACGAATGGAAATGTGTGACTAATCTCGACAAAAAATATTTCGTACAATGTGTGTTGTATAAATACTTAGCATTTGCATCTCGTACAGAAATAGAAGAAATAGAAGAAATTAGAAAATGTTATTTGTTTAACAGTAAATCAGGTGTGTTTTACGAAATACTTGTGAAAATAGAGGACGTGTTTAACATCATTCAACTTTTGTTAGAACCTTATTCAAAACCGATTCTTAATGATGATGAATTCGTTCATCAATGCATTGTATAAATTTTTTATATAATGCATTATTCAATAAACACTATTATTAGGATGAACGAAAAAAACCTTGAATATTTTTTTACAGAGGATAGCATTCGAGAATATAAAAACAAAAACAACGATCCACAAAGGTTGAAAATAGTAGATAAGGATCAATTAAAAAAAGCATTTAGTAATTGGTGTGATTCTCAAACCGATTCAAACGATAAAAAATCGTGTCACGATTTTGTAAACTCACCGAATTTTGAACAGATGGAACAGAGTATTTTAGACTCGTATAACAAAGTGCACAATCAGATATTACAAACTTTAAAAGAATTAGAAGAACTGACACCCACATCCGACGATACTGACACAGATACGGATACAACGAGTCACCAAACCGGATCGAGGATTCCAAATGTAGCAGCTCGTGATCGATTTAAGCAAACCGGTAGCGCAGCAAAAGCAGTCACTGGGTTACAAAGTAAATTTCGTCAAAAAAAACAGTCGAATGTGACAGGTTTTGGTAGAGAACCTGATTATTATAAATATCAAAAACTTAAACATAAGTATTATATATCAGGTAAATATCGCACCGTTTATAAACGTCACGGGAAATATTATATTAAACGTTAAGTAATAATGGAAACTATCGATACGTTCATCGAACAACACCGATCGAATAAAACCGTACACAACTTCTTGGTAAATCAGCACCAAAAATTTAAAGCGTTTATCGATCATATCGAAGAAATGGAAGAAACGTCGTCTTCAAAACCTTCTTTTGGTAAGATTCGTCCCAAAACACGTTGGTGCCGTGTTTACATAAACCATCGAACGGGTCAATTTTATGTTAACAAAAAACATCGTCGAGCGATGTTTTAGGTATCAGTACTTGTATAAATGACACGTGCCAATACATCACTATACCATTACCTATAATTTCACTGTAATGACGATACACATCACATTCTGATTCAGCTTCTTGTAATGTCTGTTTATGTTTGAAATATACCGTACCATAAAGAAGTTGATTTGTAGGTGTGATTCTAAATTCGTAATACATCACACGATAAACAGACACATGTGTAAAATGTAAAAGAATCGTTTTCCATTTAACACCGTGTCGTTTTTTTTCGATTACGATCATATCTGTATATGATTCGCCTTGTTGATATTTCGTACAAGATCTGACAATGTTTAAATCATAGAAACACTCCATTTATTCTCAATGACCACACTTATTTATTTGAGTCAACCATTCCGTTGACACACACATACTGTCGAAACGATTTAAATCTATATTACGTTCCGTATGTTTACCGTAACGAAGATGATCATGGATGCATTGCACCAGTGTCATTTCTAAGGATGCATACGTTTCATCATCGATCTCAAATTCAGTGGCTAGAATAGTGGCGGTAGGTGATTGTAACGACACACTGTACGACGAATATTCCGCTTTTTCAGCTAATGCACCGTTCGTCGTAAAACAGCACCGACAGTTCGCCATCAATGCTTTTGATAACGAAACGCAATCGGATTCTGGAAAATTACTTGCGTATAAATAAATATCACATAAACGATACACGTCATGGATTTTTGAGGCATGGATGTACCCTAAATCAAGAAACGAACCGCTTTCGATCATTTCGGTGTACAAAGGTTCGATCCATTTCCAAAACACGGTCCGTTTTAAATGTTCGTGTCCGTAAGCATGAACGTAAACAACGTTTGGAAATAAACGTGTTACGGTTTTGAACGTGTGATAAAAAGCCATCCAACCTCTTTCCATACTCCATGTACCTAAAACATACACCGTCTCCGGACGACGTTCAAACACGTGTGGTACCTCCCCTCTCGAGCGCTCTTTCATTCTTTCCGATCGTTTTAACAAAGCCCCCACGGGGTCCCCATCGTCCTCTGATGCCTCGTCCAGTTTTTCGTCAACGGAAAGAGGTTGAAATAACGACACATCGACACCGTTAGGTACGATATGTGTTCTGGATATCAAAAAATCAGGGACGCATGAATCACGATGAAACGTGGATTTCACAAAAATACCATGTACTTGGCATTGTTTTGGAAACCATAACGGATCGATCATATCGTGTAGATCTAAATACACACGTTTCGCTTGAAAGGACATCGTCGATAAATGACTGGGATCGCGCCATAATATCAAAGCATGATGTTTATCGTTCGGATTGAATCGGTACCATGGAATAAACGTGACGTGTTTCATCGTGATTTCATTGTCGCGTTCGTTGTACACGATCACGCGATACTTCATTTGAACGAATCGTTGACTCAACACCAACACCGCTTCTTCGGATCCTCCGATATCTGCCATGTTTTCGTAATCCCACGATCGATCGAACGACATGTAACGTCCGTTGGCACAGTAAAACACGATGGTCCGTTTATCCACTTTATTAATCAAAGGATACCTGTTCCGAAATTCGCGCACGATCGGATGTCGTTGTAATTTTATCGGTAATTCGTCGAGTTGTTTGTTCATTGCTTTTGCTGACATGGTTTGAGAAGAGAATGTTTTTAAGAGTTCTAAAATCATTTGTGTGTCCGGATGTGCGGTAGCTACAGAAGTCTGCAATTTCACTAGAAAAGCACGCGTGCTTGCATCGATCGTTTCCAAAAAATTAGAACCGTAGAACACCGAATCGGTTAAACGACGTTTGACGGTATTTTGATGATGATCTAATTGAACAATCACAAACGAAGAGGGTAAATTCATACACCGATGATATCGTTCGTGTATATATTTAACACCTTCACCTGTGCTATCAGCATTATGAAATTTACGTTCGTGCCAAAAGGAAACGTGGTAACCTAACGTCGATTCCGACATATTGGTGACGAGATCGCGTGCTTCGATTGTATTTTCAGTGAATAAATTGAAACTGCGTACCGACAAACATCCCACACATCCCACGCCTTGATTTTGGTATTTTATCAAGGTTCGCACACGTGTCAGAACACTTTCAGGAGGATAATAATCGTCGTCGTCCATATGAAAAATCCATTCCGATGTGCAATGTTTGACACCTACGTTGCGTTTATACCCGACCGGAAACGATAAAGCATCAGTTCCGATCCGTTTATAAACATACCGAAACCCATCGATCCCCATGAAGGCAGCGTACACATCCGAACGACGGAAATATTCATCGAAACAATCGTGACCGTCTTCTATCACCACGAACTCGATACGTGATTTAGGATAATCACACGTTCGCAAATTACGCAACATTAAATTATAAAAAAGTTGTCGATTTTTAGTGATTGTCACGATACTAATATAAGGTAATTCAGTATCATCCGTAATAGTATCGAACGATAAAACGATGGATCCATTATCGTGTAATGTTTGTGGTATATCACGTATCGGTGATGTCATTGTAATCAAATAAATATAAATAATCGATTATTTTTTAGCATTCTTAGCGCAATGTGTGATCGATCTTTTTAATTCATTGGATAATTTCACATGTGTTTTATTATATTTTTTATCGTAATTCTCGTAATAATTCCACCACGCTTTTAATAATTGTAGTGTATGATCTAAACGTTCATTCACTTTTTTAAATTCGGTTATAGTTATAAAAATATAACGTTGATGACGTTCGTGATACAATTCACATATTATTTCCTGATTTTTTAATTTATCGCGATACAACGAAAGAATGAGACGTGCTAACACTTTCTTATTCTTCCACATAGGATGTACGAATCTTGCCATTTATAGAATAAGCGTGTCTAAACCACGGGTTTAATTAAAAAAACGGGTTTTATTTATTTCATGAAATAAATAAATTATTTTACGATGGTTTATTTATTATTAATCGTTTGTTTCTAAAATGATGGATGTGATAAGAGCACAAGAAAGTAATATAAGTGTATCGAATCGTTTAAACATGATACAACAAAATGCATCGATAGAATCCGTTTCGCTCACATTAAGTCAGTTAGATGCACTCGAAACAGATATTTTACAACGCGATTGGGGTGGCTATTATGAAAATTACCGTCGTCCTTTAATAAGACGTATCGATGAAATACGAGCATCGTTGGGGTGTGAACCAAAAATCCGAGATGAACGTGTGTTCACACAACCAGGACCACGCATGGTTTATTCACCGCGGCGCTCCTCTTCCACTGTTTCTGAACCGATCTCGGATCAGAATTTTTTATTGCAACACGAGATGCTTACACCTACACCACCATCACGATCTGAACCATCTGTCGTTACCATCGAACGCCAATCTCTTCCATATCCTGCTTATTCCGCTTCCTCCGTTCCTCAACGACGTTCACGATTCAGTGAACTTAATTTTTTCAATTGTTTTTCTTCACGCGGTTCTCATTCAGCTACACGCGTTTCACCAGTTCCTGGTTCTAATGCTGCACCTACACCGGTCTCTCATGCAAGTTTTACATCGCTTACAAACGTATCCCATCAAAACGCCATTCCATCCTATGATCCCGTTACCTTATATTTCAGTACAACACAAACTACCGTGTACGAAACGGATACATGTGCTATTTGTTTAGACAAATTCGGAGAAAAAGGGTTCGTGTATGTATCATGTGGCCATAAATATCATGAAACATGTATAAGACGTTGGATTCGAATTAAAAGCATGTCTGTCAATAGTAAGAAACTAGTATGTCCGACCTGTAACACGATTCTTCATTTTAATCATGGTAACTAAACAACGAAACCCGTGAAAATCGTGAACACACTATAATAAAACAACAACATGGCAGATATGTTTCAAATTCCAATTTTATCCATGACTGTCATGAAGAATCCAATTCAATTGCATCGAAGTATTGGTTTAAAAAATAATCAATATTCAATGATTTATCCACAAACACCTCAAAATTCAAAAATTAATATTTTTGAACATGCATTACATGAATGGCTCGATTATAACACAGAAGAAGAAGAATTAACGGAATCTGATATCGACGAAATGGTTGAATATGAATCTGATTTAGAATCAGACGAAGAAGAAAAAGAAGTACTTCATGAAGAATATCACGAAATAAAAATGTACGATTCAGAAAATTCATCGTTATGTTTTTATGAATCTGATTCTGAATCCGACGATTTAAAATCAGATTTAGACGATTCAGATATTTTGGAAATGATGCAGAGTATTTTAAAAAGACGGTGCGATCATTTTCCTACTTTTCCTATGTAAATAATAAATAAGTAAATAATAAATAAATAACACATCTTTATTAAAATTATTATTACATCTATTCTATTTACGTTACGATACGTTTGAATATGTGTCAGTTCATCATGTTATCGACTTGTCTCTTTTTGATTCCTTCCGTGTACGCTTGTTGCATGAACGTATATCCCTTATCGATGGTTTCCATCGTTACGTTCATTGCTTCCATGAATTACTGGTACGATCCAGTACCAGGTTACAGAAAAAATATCGACATCATCATCGCGTGGTTAGATTTTTTAATTTATTTTAATTCAGGTATTTTGTACATACATGAATTACCCGTTCATTTACTTGCATGGCCTAATACTTTACTGATTTTGTATTTATACCAACGTTCGTGTAAGAATGCATTGAAACGTAAAAACAAATGGATCGTGTATCATGTTTTATTTCATTTCGCTGTCGTTTTGAACCAATGTCTTATCATTCAAAGTATCGTAAAACTACGAAATTGAAATAAATAACTTTTTTTTTATTTATTTAAATTATATAATTTCATGGATATTCTAAACAATCGGACTTTTTTCCGTCGATTGTGTGCCGTCCAAGACGGTGATACTTATAAACAACGTCGTATCAAACAGATGCGAGTTGTCATGAACGAATTGAAACAAAGCGTTACGACGTGTACGGGTTGTGATCGACACGTTTTTCCACGACGTGCCTTGAATCAAACACGCGAAAACTTTTTATTCAATCGTGCTTATTTATTATCGATGGGAGTTTGTCTTCTTTGTTTTTGTAAACGTCTACCCGTAAGATAAATTCGTTTTCGTACCGATATTTATATACGACACATGTGCTAAATGATCATATCGTTCATTTCATCTTATTTTATTAATCTTATACTGTCGTCGTGGTTAATCGCCACACCTCTGTATACGAATTTACAACACGATTTCCCACCCGTCTTCGAACAAGAACGATTGAAATCGTGTTCGTCCAATGCAGTAGTATCCACACTCATGTACAAAATGAAACACGAGAACAAAATACCATTTCCTGTGATGAAATCACGTTTAGATCTGTACTGGAATTCACGTTTTCGTTCGTTCACACCTTTTTTTGATAGCGGATCTCATATCAAAGATGCATTAGAAACACTGAAACGACGTGGTATTTGTGATGAAGCCACACGTCCTTACGTCATTCAAAACGCATTGTTTCCATCGAATGTCGCATGTGCACGCGAAGCTCATAAAACAAAAATAACAAATTACGGAACGATGAAATTAGATATCGATGAAATCAAACGATCGTTGTTGAAGAAAAACCCCATCATCATCGATTTTCAAATGTACGAATCGTTATTTTCCAAGAAAAGCATTATCACAGGACATGTTCAAGTTCCAACTAAAAAAGAAAAATATCTTGGTAATCATGCAATCGTAATAACAGGATTCAACGATATAACAAAAACAGTCATCGCACGAAATTCGTGGGGATACAGATACGACACAGGTAATATGTATTTTCCGTACGAATACTTCACCCCAAAATTAAAATTAATTAATCATTTATATGTCATAAATGCGGTTACATTGAAATAAAATCACTGCATGATTACATTAAAAATAAAGCAACGTATCCCAATAGATAAAAACAGGAACATGTGTATGATACGAACTTACCATACATAACGGGCATGGTGAAATAATCTTGATTTCGATCTTCTTTTATATCCAATGTATCCATGATATTACTCATTGCTAAAATGAGAAGAAAAGGGTACCATGGTGTTTTGGTGAGTAAGATATCGTACGTATGTGTATTTAAAACGGAAGGTAAAACAACACTCGTCATCATCCACATGAACGAAACATAAAACGGTTTCAGTAATCCGAACCTTCGTTTTAAATCGATATAATAATGCGTACTTTCTAAAAAAAGCAAGAAAGGAACGATATGCCACATGTCGGTGATTTCCATCAAGTAAACACTGTTTTGAAGACATTGATCTCTGAAATTGAAATTATGAGAAGACGATCGTATGATATTATACATTTGTTGACACGACAGCGTATGAATAATATGAGGCGATGCAAAAAGTGATAACAGTATCATTTGAAAAGCGGTATCAAAAGACGATTGATACCACTGTTCTTTTCCAACAGTATAAGATGTTTTGTCGTTTAATTTATCGGTTCCGTATGTATAATAACCGAGCAATTGTTGTAATAATACGGATTGAGGTGTGATATCTCGATATGAATAAATGACATTCATCATACTCAACGGTATACCAACTTTTGGAATATTGGACAATAATTGTACAGATTCTGGAAGTATCAATCCACACACCGTTGTGATAACACAAAATAAAGGAAGAATGAACATTTACTTTTATTCAATAAAAAAACATACCAAGAACACCGAATTTTATTTATAACGATGTAAAGTCATCGTCGGTTTCTTCTTTTTCGTCCGACAGTTCGATGACGACTTCAGACACTTCACATAGTTTTTTATAAATTAAATCAGTTTGTGCTCCCGTATACTGTTCAAGTTTACACGCATCGCTCGTTTGAAATAAAAGAAAAGCAGGTATTGATTCGATATCGTGTGTTTCAATAATTTCATCGTTGATAAATATTTTCAAAAACAGAATATCCGTAAATATTTCCGCCCATTTTTCAACAACAGGTACGATGCTCATACAAGGTGCACACCAGTTTGCATAAACATCCAATAAAACATGTGTGTGGGGTGTTTTTGACATGATTTCGTTCAGTTGTTGTATCGATCCAATTGTTTGTACCATGTTGAAAATGTAAGTAAGTTGAAACCATGATACGAAAAAGAAATAAAAAAAGAAACGCACTCAAATAAAGAAATAAATTAACGGTATGTTAGTTATCTACAGATGGCACGTACTACATTGGTTTTATACGGTTTGAGTGCCAACCCACCCACGTTGGCTCATAAAGCGATCATCGAACACATCGTGGAATTATACCGTCATTGTGATTTTTGGATCATTCCGACGTTTCGACATCCGATTAAAACAAATTTAATTGATTTTAATCATCGTGTTAATATGTTAAACTTGATGTGTGATTACAATGCATCGAAATTGAATGAATACGAATCTGAATATGGATATTTTTATAACGGGTGTGTGTCGCGTATCGAAGAAACAGTGTTACCGACATGTTCTAATGATTTAATTGAATTTATTCGGTCACATTATGAGTATACTGATATCATCTATGTTTGTGATTATACGATTATCATGGATATTTTCTCATTGAAACGAATGAAATCATTAGAACTTATTCATAACGTATCCTTTCATGTGATATTAAATCACGATAATGATATGGAACGTGACATAATAAAAATAAATAATAGTATAAACGAGTTAGAATTAGAAAAAGAAATCGATGTGTCGTATTCTTATTTAAGACATATCGATGAAAGCATTCGTTCGACTGAAGTGCGTAATGCCTCTTCAGAAAAACAGCGTGCTTCTTTATTAGATGATAAAGTATATGATTATTTAACACAACATGGTATTATTTTTTAATAATTTCATGAATCATAAAGAATGAAATTATTAATAATATAATTACCATCTTCGTCTTTATTGAAACGTGTATGAGAATAACGTAAAATGATATTCAGTTCTAAATTAGTGAATAATGTCGATAGTTTATAATTCTGTCCGATATCAAAAATAACAGCGTCTAATTCAAACCATAATTCGCTGGGTATAACTACGTGATGAGATTGAATAAAATCGATGAACGTGTGCGTGCATGTGGCATGTAAAGTACAATTTACACAGAGATAATACTCGAGACGTGGTGAAATGAGTAAATAAGGAGGAGTTAATTCGTCTTTACCGACAAGACAGATCGAGAATTTTATAATTTTACATGAACACGCGTGTGTGGATCGTATATAATCATACACTTCATCGTCGTCATCGTTATCAGTATCGATATCACGGAAAAGCTGTCTCAAATCCATATTATCACAATCACTGTATCTCGTGGTTATCAATTCATGCACGAGACGAAGTTGACATTGATGTATAAATTTGCAGTGATATTGCATGACTTCTTCCATTTTAACTTCTTTGATAGTCGTTTTGTTACTTGAAATTAAACGAGTTTCATGGGTTGATGAGTGGCACAGAAATAAACGTGTCAGGTATTACGGTCAATTGTCGTGTAGTATCTGCTGACATAACAGCGAGTTGTTGTGAAACACAATGAATCGAATCAAAAATACGGTACATATAATAACAAAGAAATATCACGAGTATAATAAAACAACAAAGAATGAATATGCCATATTTATACCATGTTTGTAATGTGGAAAATAATGACATTTTTTAAAATAACTAAAAGTAAATAACTAAAAATAATAAATAAAAACGACGACAAAGTATATTAACACTTACTTATGAACGAAATTTATAATACACCGTCGTTGTGGATATTGATCCATGAATTCAATCCGGACCACCGTGAAAAAATGAACCGTGTTTTTGTTCAGTTACGATCAAAATTTATAACATGTTTTAAATGTCATCATTCTCAATTAATGAAATATAAGAAAGAAGGTGACAATGGTGTCGTTTTTTTTGTTTTCAAACATAAAACGATCTGTTTGGAATGTTTCGATCGTCTCGTACAACATAATCGAGTACATTAAATGATTTCAGAAAGACCGTATAAGTTTTTAAGTAAATAGAGCAGTGTTACATTAATTTCATGTGTGTCGACGAATTGTTGATAAGGTTTTAATTCTATTTCGATTTGATAATGCGACGATTTCGGTGATTGTGAATCTGTTAATTCTGTAAAATCAATGTAGAAATTACCGTACGTGTATGTATGTCGTTTTTTTAATCGGAATTGTGCATTCGGTACTTTCAACGCTTCTTTTAAATCGATCTTGTTCGGTTCGTGCACGGATTCTTCAAAAGCAACGGATAAACGAAAATCGTATCCGAAAATAGGTGTGTATTGAATATAATTTTTTAAATCGATCTGGTGTTTTATAATTGATTTTTGGATGTTTAATGGAACGTTCGTTTGCAATAACGTTTGTAAATCAGTGAGCGTGGTTTGTTGAAGATAATACGTCGTTCGGATATTAGTATCTTTGTGTATCACGTCAACGGTTTCTTGATACGTTTTGGGAATACTGGAAACATCTAACGTTTGCATCAACCAATTGTAATGTCGTGGTTCGATATTCGTATTAAAATACCGTTTATCACGGTTGTATTTTCCAAGACGTAGTTCGAATTCATGAAAATGTCCGAATCGTCCGTTCTGATTATTGAACCGTCTTAACACGCTGTCGTTCGTTTTGATCAAAGGGTGTTGAACGCATTGCATCAACATCGTTTTTAATTGCCATTCAGGGAAAATGGTGAAATAACGGCGTTGAAAATCGGTGTCATGGATCAAAGCATTCACATCGATGTGTTTATTGAGGAAGGGAAGAATGGCATCGATGTTGAGTTTAGAACGGATCAATTTCCATGAATTGAGCGCACCTCTCAGTGAATTCGGTTTGGATTTATCTGTTCGTAAACGTACCGTGATGAATTGACGGGAAGTATAATCGTATCGGCATTCATAAATCGTGGCGTGATGATAAGGTTCAGTCAAAGTGTATTGAACGAATGTCGGTGATTTCTTAATTTCAAACGGAACATAATTATTACTCTGTTTAAGTTTCCAATCACCTGCATCGACATATCCAACATAACCTGCCGGTGTTGCAACCAGTAAAAAATCAATGGTTTCGTGTTCAGAAGGTTTCCATTTGTATAAAATATTCGATGGATATTTCCAATTACCAGTTAAGATATAAGAAGTAAAACGTGGTGTAAAAATAAGTCCATCAAATTTCATATCAGTGAGACCGTAATGTTCGCTAAAATAATTGCACGCTGTGGGGTATAAATGTTGTTCGATCTGAAATCCTTCTAATTCCATGTATAATTTACGCACGACAACGATACCAGAATGTTGAATAAACGGTACTAAAAAAGCATTTTGAAAATCGTTTCGATTAGAAAAAAAAAGTTCATTGATCGTTCGATAACGTGTTTCGAAATCAAATTGAACGATGCGTTCGTTTTCAAAATACAATAAATCGAACATGAAATACATATTTTCGTAAAATTCACCATCTGCTAAAAACGACGTTGTAAACGGTAATTTCAGTTGCGTTTGAGCAATGAAAAAATTGAGATCACGATCGATAAATACAGGATACCCGATAATCATGTTGTAAAACATGAGCATACGTGTGCCGTCTAATTTAGGTGTCACGTTATACATATACGATGGTGATGTATTCGGTTCAGAATGCACCGTTTGGTGTTGCAAAACATGCAAAATGGATTCACGCATCATAGAAATGGGTACGCTTCCGTAGAATTTATGCGACGCTTTAAAAAAATCTTTGTACAGATTATTATAAATATCAAAGATTTGTCGATAATGCTGTTTATCAACAAGTTGCATTAATAAAGTAGATGCCATTATTTGTACTGTATTGAATACTTAACAAGATTTCTTTATTTTGAAATTACTTTTCATGGGTTCTTCATATTTTAATCAAAATAATATCTCGGTAAACGAACAAACACATCATTATGGTTGATATTGGAATTGCATATGAACCTTTATACACGCAATTAAATTTGAACGACACTGTCATGTTTTATAATATGACGTCAAGTTTACCTTATAATGCCGTGAAACCAACCTCGGCATCCATACAACAACTCGTAAATACTTATAATTACTCAGCACTTGAATGTCCACCTCCAGGCACCAAGGTAATTTATCCTGTAAACCAACAGCCACAACCACCACAACCACCATCACAGACGTATTCACCACCACAACCACCACAACCACCACCATCTCAGACGTATTCACAACAACAACCACCATCACAGACGTATTCACCACCACAACCACCACAACCACCACCATCTCAGACGTATTCACAACAACCACCATCACAGACGTATTCACCACCACAACCACAACCACCACCACCATCACAGACGTATTCACAACAGCAGATGCCGTCTATCTTGCATTATTATTACCATCATACACCTAGTACACCTTACACACCACATTCAGAATTATCTGAACAACCTCAACCCGATTTACCTTATTCCATGAAACATGATTTTGAATTAACGAAACGGTTTCCGAGAAGACTTCATCATTACAATACCTCTCCTGACGAAGACCTGATTATTCGTCCCAAGTCCGTGAAACAACTGTATCCAAAACCATTACGCGAACCTTATATTAATTACAATTATGAAAACGCTGACACGACCTGGTATAATAATACCGACACGTTTTCTTCTCCCTCTTTACAGTATTGTGTAAAATGTGCTAATTCCTTTCATCCTTATTCGGAAGGAGCACGTCGTTCTCAACGTTACAACATCAATGATTCGGGAATGTACAATGAGACCGAAAATAACACAATGTACAGCAAACACCGACGACGTAAAGTAAAACCGGTACCGATATTGGATTGGTTCTGGAATATCGTTCTAAACAAGGACATGTCCAATTTCATTATTATTTCGTTGTTGTGTATTAATTTGATGTTGATGTTAACGACGTTGTCTCGTTAGAAAAAAAATAATCATCTTCAACGGTACCACCGTACCGTCGCAACGTGGTCCAATGAGGAGCATATTTAATTTTACGGGACCGTTCGATTCCGTATAAACGTCGACATAAACCAATGATCCAATAAGCCCGTAATGATACACGCACATCACGTAATTCAAAATTGTAAGCACGTGTGCATTCCCAGCAACAGAAAAAACCATATTTCGTGTATACATCACGTTTATCATCGTAACTCGAAGGAATAAAACACGCTTTATTTTTAGGAATTTGTCGTAAACGACACCACCAACATGTTACTATTTCCGAAGAATCGTGGTTATTTGTAGTAACAAGCAGCTGTTTACAAGGTCGAAAGATTTCCGCTTTTTTATTATTGGTGGGTACAGGATATTGAATAGCAGACGAAACGAGTGGTTGTTTTGCAATGAAAGAACACGACGATGAATTATCCGAAAAAAAAGTGCTGATATCGGGAACGTTGTTCATCGAACTCACCGTTATGTTTAGTTTGCCGAATTGTATTTTAGAGGTTTCAAAAGACGAAGATGGAATCGATGAAAATATCGGCGCGTTTTCTGTTTTACTTTCTTCTTGTACAATGGGAGTGGGTAACACTGTTTCATCGTCCTCTTCTCCAAACGAAGCGAGTTTAGACGATTTCCTAAATATTTTTTTACGTGTATTCTTTTTCATTCGATGAATCACTTTTAAACAATGAATGTACGTACACTAAAAAGTGAATTGTTGTTTATTTGGGATTTTTGGTATTATTTTTTTCAAGTAGCTTACGTAATATTATGAATTCATTCAATCATTCTATTCTCGTCATATATTCAGGACTTAAAAGCGCTCTCACTGTTTTTCTGAAAACAGTGTATTATAATAATAACAATATTCAGACCGAACGTGTGTTGTACGAAACATCGTCGTTGGTATCTGCTTTTAAATTAAAGTATTGGTATAAAGATCGTAAGTATGAACTGCATTGTAAACCAATACTGGATCCTCATTATGCTTTAGTACCTGCTAATTTAGCTTTTTATTTCATGCGCTATTTTTATATTTATCGTCCTTTATACCGTTTATTGAATAATCATTATACTGCACATAACAACACTAAAGTAAAAAATATCGCTATCTGGGGATCTCATGATTGTATCGATATCGATTATTTCAACGAACGTTTGGGACCTTTATCCGATCAGCATACTTTTTTAACACGTTATCAAGTCTCTGATGGTGGTTTGGTGATGGGATACACACTTCGTCCTTTAACGTCCGTTGATTTATTGGGGTATTCGGTAAACGATACCAAGAACATGTTTATAGGTGATATCAATTTCTATCAACATTCTTTGATCCTCAATGAAACGACTCTACACGTTCCATCATGGAAATCTGAAATTACTTTTATCTAAAGTATCGAAATGTCTTCATGAAGTTTTAGAGCATAAGGTAAAAAACTTTTGAGATTAAAATACCTTATTTTCATTGAAAATGGATTATCTAAAGAATACCGTGTGGTGATACCGTCCGAATCTAAATAAGGAGTGGTATGAGGACGTGGTGATGAATAAGAAATGCGCAAGGACTGTTTATTTTCTTCGAACGTAACACGTTCACCTTGGAAAAGAACCACATGCATTTCAAGAATGTTATCCGTTTTCAGTACTTGTTTGCACCCGTATTCATAATTATCAAGATCAGAATCGAATGAAGGAGTCACGCCCGTGTAATTAATTCCGATCAAGCCTTTATTACACATTAGTTTTGTAGGTAAAAAAGAAGCAAGGAAAAATAAAAAATTAGGCACATTGATCGGCACAGGAAAGCCCATTTTCAGTGCTATTTCGTTTGCGTATTCTAATAAAGAGGCTAGATTATGTAATACGATACTGGTATCTGTGATTTGAAAATTATTCCGTTCGTCTGAAAAATAATCCAACGGTGGTTCAACATGATCCGTTAAAACAAAATTATTATACAACATGATATTGAATGCATAATTAATAAAAAAATGCTGTACTTGTAATTGATCCGAACGATGTAAAAACGACGACGTGAATTGTTTCATTATATAATCTTCGATGTAAAGTACGAGCTGCATGATACCATCGTAGTTTTTAGTTTTGGAATTCAAAAAAACAGGCGTGTTGAATATAAGTTGTTGTAAACCAGTATTCGTATGAAATGAATTGAGATTTTGTAACAGAACGTGCATGGCAAACGCCACCCATAATAAACAATTGCCCATGTTCGGAAAATAAGTGTGTGCAGGTTTATGTGCCTCGTCGACCCATTGACCGAGATTATCTGTCATGGCCACTTTCATAGGCGAATAATGAAACTGATGATTTAAAACGGTAAATACAGGGTCTGATGGTAACAAATGCAGTAGGTAAGCGTAGAGAAGTCGACAACACGTTTCTTGCAAAGGTTCTTCGCGACCGAGTGGATCGAAATTATACACGGAAGTTGTCCATTGCCCTTGATCAAAAAAGAATAAGAGTATCATGCAATGAGCATGTTTGTTGATACCGAACGGAACGAGGATACTGAAGAAAAACTTTGAATCTTGATCGACATGATTGTACGATGAAAAATTAAAACGCATGCATTCGATAATTTTATGAAAAAAAGAATCACATGGATTGATAATAGTTGACATATCTAAAATAACAAAATTTTCATGTAATATCGGTGAAGGTTTCAAAACATAACACGCTTTATTGTAAGTTTCTGGAATTAAAAAACACTGTTCATATAAATGATGAAAACACAGTACAGCTGTTTCGAATTCTGATGTCCAAAAATTAATATCCTGTGGTGGTTTTAGAATACCGTTTTTATCATTATCCGACGATGCAAAGAAATAACCTTGAAAGAATAATTTAGATGGTGGAAAATCAAACAACACAAAATCATTCTGTTCAAATTCATACTTTTTTCCAAAATAAACCAATTGTTTTTTAAACGGACGATGTTTGATAAGTGATTTTTTATGATGAAAACGTGTATGATGTTTATGTGATAAACGATGAATTAAATAACGAACACGTTGTAAAATCAAAGAAAGATGTATATCCGGATGATGAAAATGTTTTAAATAATTGAAATATAAAACAAGACGATGTAATTGTGTTTTATGAGAATGTTGTATAAATTCAAGTGAATACACATCATCGATGATTTTTTGAAGTGTTATGTGTTTGTATTTAGACTGAAATTCTAATGTTTTATGTAATATGGTTTTTATCGACATTTATAAATATATAGTATATTTTATAAATGTCGAGAATAACTGATTACCATTTGCCAGCGGAAGAAGTACCATGTCCTCAATCTAAATTCATGCGCGTGATTTGGGATTTACCGGAAGACGCGATTTATGAGGTTCATGCATACGAAAATCCAGTGAAATTTGATAAAGCGATTCCCTCTTCTTTTTCTCAAACGGATCGTGATGAACACATGGTACATGTCTTATCCAAAACTAAACACAAAACTAAAAAAATTAACTTATTGAATTTCTTATCCATCACCACTTTTCGATTACAAAAACTTATTTTAGAATCCGATTTAACACATCATCCGAATTTAAACCTGTTTGCTAACACCCACCATACTTTTTTTGAAATCGTGCCTTCTAATTTTAATGGACTCAATAAACCTAAAAACGTTCACACGTGTCACGCTGAAACTGTACACATCGGTGATGATGCTAATTTACGTGCACATCGACGACATGTCATGCTGGCATTGCCGGTAGAAAAACCATCGGATAAATTATACGCATTTTTGTACCGTTTGTACGTCCACGAACTTGCACATACATTAGCAAACCATGTGCGTTACCGTCCCGATGACCACAATGCTGATTTTATTTATTGTGAGAATTTACTGAAACCGTTACTCAATGTGATATCATTCGAAGAAAATCTAAGAAATATTATCGATTATTAACTTACTTATAACACGATTTCACGTCCGCCATTACTCAACCCTGTGTTCAGTTTACTGTTCGATGCAATACCACCACGTCCACGTCCACGTCCACGACCTGTGACAACGCGTGCGCTTCCACCACGTCCTTTGTTATTTTGTGAACGTTTGGAGGGTTCGACGATAGAACTACTACTGCTTGCAATTGAAAAACGATCGTTATCATCGTTTGCTTCGGTTTCATTACGAAACATATTGATTTGTGATTGTCTTAACTGTTCTGAATTCATCTGTTTGGGTGGAGAAGGTCCAAAAGCTGTCATTTCTGGTACGAGACGTGGTGGGACAGTGGGTGGTACGTGTTTACCTGAATTTAAAAGCGGATGAGCGTAGTTCGTGGAAGGCTGTTCGTGATTAGAAACGGGTGCAGAATACGTCGATGGGTGTGGTTGAACGGGTGGATAATGAGGCGGTGAAGCGCGTTGTTGAAACGGTTCAGGAACAGGTTGACGATGTGATGGTGGTGGTGGTTGAACCAGATTGGATAGGTTTTGCATCAATGAAGATAAATTTAATCCACCTAAATTAGGCATTTGGGATTGTTGTGGTGGTGGTGAATACTGTTGCTGTTGTTGTTGCTGTTGCTGTTCCGGGTTCAATGTGGATTCATTGAAGGCTGTTTTTATTGTTTTACGTAAATTTTTCATTTGACCGTGCACAGACGACGAAATATTTTTGAATAATGAATTCGATAAATTAAACATGAACGCACTTCCTGCTAATGCAAGAAGTAATTCAATTTCAGGTGCCATTTCTGCACGACTCTTGTATTTTTCATACAATTTCTCAAAAATAGTACGAAAATCATCAACGTTTTCAAATACATTCTCTGACCATCCATCTAAACTGATATCAAATGGATCATATCGTTTATTAAGAAATTCAATGCCCGTCACACATGCCATCAGCATTTTTTGTTGAAATTTAATACTGGCATTCAATTCGACAGAATGTTTGATACGATGTACTTCTTTTTTGATTTCAATCAACCGATTGTTCAAATCAAACGTGCGCACGATATGTCCGCTATTTCTCAATTCATCTAATTTCATTAACAAATCCATTTTTTCACTTTCACTGGATAGAACGCTTTCTTCTTCTTCGTCCCCTTCTTCGTCATCATCGCCTTCTTCTTCATCCGTGCCTCCTTCGTCGTCTTCAGCACCTGAAAGATCCGAAACACTGGCATCATCGTCTTCCATATCATCGTCGATATTTATTTTTAAATTCGGTTTGGGTTTAGGGGATGGGAAATGGCGTTGTTGTTGAGATGGAGGTAAAGGTGGAACAAACCCTTGTGGTTTTGCAGTGGTAAGACGTATTTTATGTTGATTCGCTAACGTACCTAATTCTTGAATTTCACGTTGTTCGTTTGTATTCGTGGGCAATGTGGAAGGGGGTGCATAAACGGGTGCTTGATTCGTGATAGTTAACATGGGAGTATGTTCGACATTAAAAAATCCAGAAGAAAGAGAATGTTGTTGTGAATTTAAAGTGTCATCCATCGTTTGATTAATTATAAATTCGTGAATAAAGTTATTTGCTTTAATAAACGACGAATTATTTATTTAACTATTTTACCGAATAATAATACTATCTAAAACAGTTGTTTCACGTTTTGTTTCCAAGAAATTGAAAAAAGCTTTTGATTTATCGTTGTTGGACAATGCCATAAATTTGCCAACATCGATATGATTAAAAAATTCTTCAAAATACAATTCTACCATTTTAAGTGTGATGCGTTGTTTGGATTCACGTTCAACGTATTTTATTTTACGTATATCTGTTGCAACTGATGGTGAAATATGACAGGTAGTGAGTTGATTAAACCGCATGAAATTTTTAATGGAAGAAGATAAACGTCCTTTTTGATCTTTGAGACCTTTTAAATGATCTTGGGTAGATTTAATCTCACCGTTGATCTGTCCAAACACTACAATATTTTGTCTCATTTCTTCGACATTATGTATATAAGACGAGGATCCATCATGGGAGGTGTCGTGTTCTTCTGACATGTTTATCGTGTATTAGTTGTACATAGATCTTTTTTTAAGTATTAATCCGAACGTTTATTTTTGTGTCAAAATAACGATAGCGTATGTTACTATGAACCAGACCATGAATCGATAAAAAAATTTATGAAATTCGATCACCGAAATAGGAAGACCGGTCTCTTTATCTTTTAAAAGCACGACGGTCAATTGTTTACGCAATTTCTTGCCAGGAAAAATGGCATCCATGAGAGGATACAATATATCATCTGCAGCACTTCCTATCATGTACCCAGTAACATTTGCAGCGATGAAATTAGTAGTAAGATGTCCAGCAAAGGTATAAGGAGCGTCCATTATAATTCGAAAGAGTTAATTATAATGTTCCAGAGATAAAAAAAATAAAAAAAAATAGAAAGCAATGTGAAATGAAGATAGTTTATGTACTGTGTTCTTTATGTATTGTTCTACTCATATATATTATTTACTTGTATTTAATTGCTTATCAACAAGTCAATAATACAATCGTGCATAAAACCGTGGCGTTATTGTCCTGTTTTGAAATGTCTATCGAACCACATGAAAGATATACTTTTGAATCGATGCAGAATACCACGATGTTTCTTCCGAAATCAAATCATGCTTTTAATGGTCTGTGTGCACTCGAAATAAAAACAGACACCGGTATAAAAATATCACGCTTTACACAAGCTTGTGTGGTACCCAAAGCTTCTCGAGTCAGTTTTTTGAATTTGTTTTCACCTATTGCACATTCGTTTTATGTTTTTGAAATTATACCACAATCACTCGATCACGAAACGGTATTAAGTTCCTTTTCTTCAGCATCATCGTTCAATTCTTCTATTTCTATACAATCTTCTTCTGTACTGGAATTATGTCGTTGTTCGGGTGCATTGGGTGTTTGTGAAAGTTGCAATTGTCGTGCTTTTTGACGTTTTTCTAATTGTTTCTGTAACAATTTCTGTATAAATTCGTCTTCTTCGTCTTCGTCTTCTTCATCTTCTTCCTGTATAACATCCTCGTCTTCGACAATGTCCTCGTCACAATCATCCATGCACTCTTCTTCTTCTTCTTCGTTTTCTTCATCGTCGTCTTCGTTTTCTTCGTCTTCGTCTTCGTCTTCGTTTTCTTCGTCTTCGTCTTCGTTTTCTTCGTCTTCGTCTTCGTAATCATCTAATTCTTCGTCGTCTTCATACATATCTAATTTATAATAATCATCTTCGTTCAAAGAATCCAAGAAATAAACGTGTTGTACTGATTCCTGTTCTTCTGTCAACGTGTTGAGGGGAGGAAATACTGACAATAATTGTTGTTTATCCGGAAATGCATTATGAGGTACGATTTCAAAACGAACAAATAAATCACCGAAAGCATTTTCTGTGTTTTCAATCGGCATGCCTTTATTTGGAATTTTGCGAATGGAACCGAATTCTGTCAACATATCCGTGTCGACATTTTGAAAACGAATGGGTGTGTTATCTAAATGATAGATCACAATGTCCAAATAATAAATTTCAGAAATGCTTATATTTTTATATATAAAAAGATCATCGTTACATCTAAAAAAACAATCATGTTCTAATTCTTTCAATGTGATGATAACATCCCCTGTTTCAAATCCTGGTATTTCATCCGCTTCTGCATTGAAAACGATCTGTTCTTCGTTTTTCATGCCTTTCTCGATCACGACGTACAATGTTTTCTTTTCTTCGATAATTTTATAACTACCGTCTGTTTGTTGAAAGGTACGTTTACGTTTTACATTGATTTTTTTGGTTTTACCGTTATACAATTCTTCTAATGTCACGTTCAAGTCGAAATAGAGATCGCGCGTGCGTGGATTGAGTTCAGCATCGGGTGGTGAGACGTCGATATTTGCATCGTTTACATCGTCCGTTCGATTATTTAACATGTTCTGTTCATGTGATTGATGGGTTTGTTTTGGTTTTGGTTTACTTGATGATGAAGAAGGGGGAAGAGGTGCGTTGGATGGGTGTTCGTTTTCTTTAAAGAGATTCTGTAAAAGATCTCTGGTGACAGTTTCAACTGTATTTGAAAAATTAGGCGAATTCAACATTTGACGATCAGAATCTCCCATGTTTGACATTAAACGTGTTGCCATGGTAAAGATGTCCTGAATATTAAACTCACTATCAATGGAAGGAGGTGAAGTCGACATTTATACAGTAACGTCAACGTTAGGTTAATAATTCACTAAAATAACGCGTTATTTAGCCTTTTCTTTTATTGAACCTCATTGTACAATAATGGATATTTTTATAGTTAAAGAAGAACTGATTAATAATTTATGTCTCGGTATCACTTCAAACATCGTCGATGGATTTTCTTCTATGATGGAAGATGCGCGTAAAATTGCACCTTCGGGACGTGTGAAAGATCAAATGAAACGTTTTTTAATCGATATACGTGATTGGACACCTGATATGATACAACGTGAAACGTATCGTATCGTGAAATTGTTTCCATCTTTACGTAAAGTATTAAAAACCATTAATTTTATTAATATCAAAAGTCTTTCATTGATGGGTCGACATGTCGTCGTGATCGATGATCAATACATCGCTACCAAAACACCCAGTATTTCATCGTTTATTCATAACGTGTATAAATATTCTGCGCGTGAATTTTTCCACGACGAAACTCTGTTTGTCGACGACATGCCTGGCATACGTCATCGACAAAGCACGATCATTACTTCTGTTATCAAACAGATTCTAAACGAATGCGTTCCTATCGAAGACATGTTGCATACGGTGGTCGATGATGAAGAAGCTAATTTCACGGAACACACACTTATTTTAGAAACGGAACAGATCCGTAATTATTTACCGATCAACGGATCGTATCAGAACGAAAACACTGTTAACGAAAACGATGAAACAAATGTGGGTTTTTCAACTTTAGCTTTTGATACTCTGAAAGACACGTATGAAAGTGAAATGATCGAGATTGATACAGGAATCAACGGAACGAAACCGAACGTCGATGTCAATAAAATCGAAATGAAAGAAGACGACGATACCGACGACGATGTAAAAGACGACGATGACGACGACGATGAAAAAGACGACGACGATGACGATTTTGAAGACGACGACGATGTAAGCGAAGAAGGATCTATGATCGAAGACAGTCCGTGTTCTTCTGTCAAAGAAGAACCTAAACCAACACTCGTTAAACCATCACCACTTCCTATCAATGAATTCAGTGATATCAGCGACATGGATGATTTAGACGAAACGGCTTTATACAAAAAATACAATAATAAAATGCAACCACCCCCCGCAAAATCATCTGGAATGGGTACCAAAACATCGAAGGTTGTGTTGAGTCGCAAAAAACCTATTATGCGTTCAAATACCAAAAAATAAACATGTGTGTGCAATTATTATCATCATGAGCATATCAACCAGTCGTCGCAATGCACACGTGACATTTACTGGAAGTGGTACGAACGGTTACACAATGTTCAACCGCGTGTACGACGAATTTATTTTAAAAGTGCGTGAATTATTTCCTCAATATAAAAAACTGGAGTTTTATTATCAATTGTTTTTAAATATACGTGTTGCTAATCATAAATTACCAGCACGTTTATTTGCTTCGAGTGTGGCTGAACACAGTCTCAACATATTTAATAAAAACGAAGACTATTTTTTATCGGGTGTGAAAGTAACCAAAACACGTGAACGTGCCATGATCGAAGAAACATTGATCGAGGAATGGAGAAACATGACACACGATCAAAAAGAAATCATCTGGTTTTTTTTACAGAACATGTTGTTACTTATCATGGGTATCGAAGAAGACGATGAAGAAGACGATAATTTAAACACGGCTGAAATCGATGCTCGGCGCGTGTTAGGTCTTGCACTTGAAAAAGACGGCGTGCATTTCGTTGAAGATTCTATGTGACAACATCTTCTATTTTTTTATTAAAATTAGAACGTATCAGGGAATAATCTTGAAAACTGTTGTGTATGATATTACAAAGACATTGAATCGTGGATGCATTGACCGAAAGATCTACACTCAACCAGTGTTTAAACCCAACTTCGTCAAATTTTTTTAACGTATGAAATTTGGTTTTGAAATCATCGTGGTTCAATTCCTGACACTGTTTGACAACTTCCTGGACACTTTCATGTTTAAACGTGTAAATACTTTTCACACGATTGTACTCTTCCGATGATATTTTAATGTGAGGGTATTGAGTGCGTATAACATTCAAGCATGATTCTAAATCGTGATGTTCTTTCACGATTTCGATACAATGCTGAATATTTAAATATGGGATCACGTGATCGATATAATCACATCCTGATAACACACACACGTTCAAAAATTCATCGTTTGTTAATTGCAACGAACGAAGAAAATCAGTGAAATTGGTTTCAACTAAATATTTTTCAGAATTTCTGAACATGCGCAATACGTGAGTACATCCAAATGCATAAGTATCCGTGTCTTCAGATAAAGTGAAATCTACCATGTTCTGTTTTTGTAATAAAGCACATAACATTTCAGCTTCGTTTTTAGAAACGAGGTATGGAATACCTAACAGATCCAATAATTTCATCAAAGAACTCTTGTGCTGTTTCGTTGCAATGAAACATTGACGTTCTAAACGTTGAATTTGAGAATAAATCGATGAATTTCTGAAAGGTAAATGACGTAATTTCAAAAGACGTTCACGTAAAATGTTTTTACAATGAAAACGTCGTCGTACTGCTTTACGTTTTTCATGAGGTGCTTCACCATCAAAAATAAATATAGGTAAAATACCATATTTGATAAACGAGAGAATTTTATAAACAAAACATAACACGAACGAAGAGATACTCGTCGTGTAATTATGACAGAATTTATAAATGAGGATGTTGGCATCCACAGCAACCACACGTGTTCGATATTTTAAATACGGAAACGTGATTTGAACATGAGAAGCATGGGTATCAATTAAACGTTGTAATCCTTTAATGCCCATTTCAGTAAATTCAAGTGAATTGTATACTATAAATGAGGTGTTATTTATTTAATAATAATACGCAACGGTATTTTTATATCATGTTAAATCAGTGTTGTTTATTTGTGATGTGTTTAAATAGTCCAGTCCGTATGGAAATTTATCGATACCAACTTGTCGGTATAATTTCACTTCTTCCCAAAAATCAAACAAACTTGGCAATACGGATTGAAACCATGCATCGTCTTTATATATTCTGACTACATTCATCTTAGGTTTTAAAGCACGTTGATGTCCTTGAGGTACATATTCAATGAAATCACCCATCGCAACGTTTAAAATATGAAGATTGATTTGTAATTGTGGGTAGTAATGTTCAGGTATTTCATGGTAGATAATGGAACGACGAAAAGGACTCTTGACTTCGATTGCATTGAGTTCTGTGCCATCGCATAACGTGGTGACACCATCAGCGGATCCTGCAAGGAAACTGCAATCGATGTTGTTCACGAAGGTGTTTGAATTGAGAGCAGCGTATGGAATCAAGCCTACTTCGTAACTCACACGACCTAATAAACGTGCATATTCATCGATGGCTTCTTGTTCGTAACGCTGTCCGTGTTCCGTGGCAATGTTACCGGTGAAAGGTTTACCTGCATCGCATTTTTTAAAAAGAGTTTCTTGACGTGTTTGATAAGGATTCAGACCGAGTACTGAACCTATATCACTCGCTGTCAAGTACTGTTTACGAGCCGTATACCATTCATCGCTACGCTGTATGAACTGCTGTGTTTCAAGGATCTGTGTAAGATTCGACATGACGTAATAATAAATAAATATACTATTTTATATTTATTTATTTACGTTCTGTTTTTATGTTTTTCTTGTAATACGAATGTTAACGTAATGACAGAAACAGTATTATCCATTGATATCGGTATTAAGAACATGGGTATTTGTGTAACGTATCATGATAAAATAGTTTTATGGTATGTTGCACAAACCGATGGTAAAACACGCGATATTATTAATCTTATGGAATCGATCGTTTCGATTATTTGTGAAATTGCATCGTTATCGATGAGCGTGTTAGTAGAACAACAACCTCATTATAATAAGAAAATGAAACGTATATTTATTATCATCGAAACGTATTGCTTGGCATTACTACCACAATGTTCGTTTCATGCGATTTCATCTAACACAAAATGGAAGAAACTCGACATGATACCACCCAAAGTATATTATCAACGTAAACAATTAAGTATTCGTGTTTGTCGTGGTATTTTAGAGAACGAACGTGAACATGCGGCTTGGTCGTGTTTTTTTGAATCTCATTCTAAAAAAGATGATTTATCAGATTCTTTTTTACAATTGTGGACGTTTTTAAAACGAGATGTTTCATTATAACTTTTCGTGTCTTTACACGGTGGACATAACAAGGAACAAATTTGGATCCGTCGTCAGGCTTTCGAAATATTCAATGTGATTGCCAACACTGAAAAGAGTCAACGAAACATGATTTTCTTAATAACGATTAAAAATCTAGTCTTTGACTATCAAATGTATTTCATGTTATACACAATAAAAAAAGATGAATATAATTTAACATTAAAAGATGATAAAATAGATAAATTAACACAACTTATCACGGATCAAACACATAAAATAAATGATATTAAAGATCAAAACGATGAACTACTTGATAAAGTCTCCGAATTAAAAGATATCTTGGATTATGAAACCGATGATAAAGTAATCGATGTGAAATCGAGATCATTGAAAGAACATATCATAGTTTTACAAAAAATAAATGACGCGACACAATTGAAAATTATATGTGGTCAGAACATGTATGCACGTCGTATATCCAAAGAATCCGATTACATTGAACTACATGATCACGAATGTTATCTAAATTCCAAGAACTTGTTTTGTCGATTAAAAGAACGTGTACGTAAAGAACAAAAACGTCATTATGAAATGAAATTAAAAATCATTGGAAGTACGATTACATTATTAAATGGTTTCTCACGTGAAGCATTTATTGATATAATTGTACAATTAGACAACGATAAGAAAAAATATTAGAAGAGGTGTAAAATATAATTTTAGTTAATGTACGTAACGTATGATTTATATATAAGTAGTTTTATTATAATAATTCGATGAACGGTATTTAAAAAAGAGGATTAAGTATATATTGAATATTAATAATTCTTGAATACACGTGAACAATTTGCACGGGATCGAATTAAAGCGATGTTAATAAATCAACGAACGATAAACGATACACATTAACGTGTTGCATTTGTTTTAAATGCACATGCATTTTTTCGCATGTGTGTCGTTTTAACTGTGTTTGGATACAGTGCCGACATCCTGAAATCACTATAACGCAGTGTTTACAATCGGATTGTCGTTTAAGTTTGAAAAAAAAACACTTCGAGTATGTTTTATGATTAACATACACGGTGCATAATGTCACGTTGCTGTGCTCACATGCAGGACATTCGATTATAGTATTAATGTGTTGTAAAACAGGTTTCATGTTTTGTTTATGATGAAACAGTGCATTGAAACACAAAACATCTTCCATTTTTGTTTATTCTTGAATTCTTGGAAACAGTGATAAGATAACGATACATTGTTTCTTTTTTCACGGGTTTTTTTTAATTAATGATGTTGGAAAACGGCAGTGGATGCGATCAGACCTAATTGAGAAAGCATGTTATAAGCACAGTGCTGTTCGGCTTCTTTTTTTGTTGAAGCGGTGAAACACGTCGTATGAAGCAAAACGTCATTGAGTTTTAAATTCAAACAGATCGTGTACATAGGTTTGTGTGCTTGACCCGACACTTCTTTGATCGCATATTCTGGAAGATTGATTTTCTGTTTTTGTGAATATCTCATTAATATATCTTTATAATTATCATCGTTTGCTAACACACGTTCTAAATCAAGTTCGTCTTGAAATAAACCGTGTAAGAATTTACAAACGAAATAACCTTCTTTATCGATCTGTTTATAATCTAAATAAATAGCACCTATTAAAGCTTCGAAAGCATTTTCAAGTATATTATCATTTATACATGTATTAGATGATAATATAATATAACGTTCCATGCCCAAGGAAGAAGCTAATGATGCCAACGTTCGACCTTTTATATATTTAATGCGTAATTTCGTCAGAAATCCTTCGTTTTCGTATTGAAAACGTTCGTATAAATAATCGGTCGTGATCAAACTGATCACAGCATCACCTAAAAATTCAAGACGTTCGTTTGAACTGATAGTACCTGTATACATATGATTCTGTAAATTTTTTAAAGACGATTTATGGACAAAGACCGATTGATAAAACGACATGTTGCGAGGTCGTATGTATTTCAATAAACATGTTAATTCAAAACGATGAATGAGGATCATTTATGTCTAACATTATCACGATACTATAATTAGTGAAGAAAGACGAATTTTACTCGAAACGGTGCACGCGTCGTCGGCGTCGAGGACTTCGTGGACGTACTGGACTTCGTGACCTCACCACACGTCTGCGATACCGACGTGGTGATCGTGATCGACGACGTACGACACGTCGTCGGGGACTCCGTGGTCGACCGACCCTTCGAGTGCGTGGTCTGCCCACGACACGCCGACGATGCCGTCTTCCGAAGGCAGTGCCAGCAGCACGAGTAGGTGAAGTGAGTACCAATGTAGGTCCCATGACCTGTCCCAAGGAATCGTATCTACCGTGTTGACCGAATTTATAATTGGCTTCGATTTCGTTCAAACCGAACCGTGAATAATCGCCACCGAATCCCACCGAATTTCCACAACAGCCGAATTTCATGCTTCTGACACGCTTCCGATGCACGACGTGGCGTTTAGGGGCCAGTCGTTTATGAACGACACGACGTCTAACAACGCGACGTCTTGGACGAAGTGACTTCTTCTTATGCACCCGTCGTGTTGACTTTTTAGCATACCGTAAATAAGTCTGACGTTTGTGTCCACCTACGATATACTTCTTGTAAGGAACGTATCTCACGCGTGATGTCCCGCATCTTTTTCTCATCATCTTAGACCGAACATACAAAGTTCGTCTTTTACCTGAAATTTTAACAACTCTTAATTTTCTATAACAAGCGCGTTTTTTAACAACCATCTTGACTTAATTGTGTTTTTTATTATTATAAGAATAAGAAATTATTATTAATGTATAAAGATTTTATTTTTGAAACACACTACTTATTTTAAAAAAATATCACAATTTAAACGTTTTACGAAAATGACAACTTTTATTTAAATTCTGAACACAATGAAATTTAGTATTTGTATAAGTCGGTTTTTTATAAGTATTGGTAGTATTCCGTATTTCTTCGATTAAATATTCACATGTATTGCATTTAAAAATTACGATTCCTTTCGAAACGTTCGTGTAAAGAAAACAAGGCTTGGAACAATGACAGAAAACGACCATGTGCGATAAGGGTAAGGGTAAAGAAGGAAAGGGTTTCGTCATAACCCATGGAATGCGGTATCAATAAGCAAATAAAAAACAATTTTATTAAATACGCATAAACACAACAATGTCTTTAAGTGATTACATTGACAACTCGCATCCTTTGGTATTGGATATCCTTCCAAAATTAATTCAATATTGTGAACGCTATCAATGTCCAGAAGAAGAATTAATGATAATCATACGTCAACTGATCGTGGCATCGGCATGCGAAAGCGCCGATCGCATGTACACCAATATGAAACTGTTTAATCGACGAAATTTAGACATTAAAATGAAGAACTTAGAACAAAAACGGGCCAGTTTAAACGCATCCATGCCCTCTATTTTCCAATACAATCAAAAATTTGAAGCACACGAAGAACACTCTTCGTCGTTGCCTTGTATCAACATAAACGATTTGAATGGACCTATCGATATCGTTCCTAATCTTCAAAATGACAGTGTTGTTAATCCTGTTAATATATGGTCGTATTCTTTAAAAGAAGATGAAAAGAATAGCGAAAATCCACCATCATCACCATTGGTTGAAATAGAACTAGTAGAATTAGATAATGTATCCTCGCCTGTTATCGAAGAAAACAAAGAAACACTACCGATTATGGGATCATCGACGGTCATTGTAGAAGTTGAACCACTACCACCACCTTTCCATATCAACGAACCGATCGTTGTTCATGATCCACCACCACCACTTTTTAAAAAACAATACACAAAACAAATCGTGAACGAAACGAGTGATAAAGATGAATGGGATGATTTATCACTTGAAGAAATCTTTCAACACACTGTTTTAAATAAATTAGTGATTTCTCAACTTAAAAAATTATGCAAGAAATTTGATATCAAAGGGTACTCTTCTTTATCAAAACCAGATTTAATTGAAAACATCGAAATGTATAAAGCACATTTTCTTAATGATCATAGTATTAAATTTTGGTATCTTTTTAGACAAGAACATTGTAATGTTTTGAATTGTATGTGTAAATTAATCGGTGCTGTTGAAACCTCTAAATGGAAATATTGTACAAAACATGGAAAAAAATGGCAGACGTATGATAGAACATTAGTGAGTAATATCGTTGTTAAAACGACAGGACAAAATGTGAACGAAGATATATTACTGACATCATCAAAACAATGTAAATCATTCGATCAAATCATTCAAGATTGGACACAGAACAGTGTACAAGAAGTTCATTTCGATGATATGGATGCAGATAGTTTGCCTTTACAACGTAAAACTAAAATTAAAAAAAATAAAAAGAAAAATTCTGAACCTAGCAATATCACGACATACGTTTCAAAATGTAATGCCACGTCTAAAATAGAACCAGAAGAATCTACTAACGTTGGATCGATCAATGAACTCAGTGGCGATGAAGAAGAAAAAGAAGAGTTAGACGAAACGTCCTCTTTATCGTCTTATAATAAAGACGAAGATATCGATGATATCGATGAAGAAAAAGAAGATTTGGAAGATTATGAAATTGATATCAACGATATCAACGAAGAATTTGATTAAAATTGATTTCAAGTTTACATACCGGACACGACGAATGACAATATTCAATAAACCATTTATCGATACAATCGATACAATAAATGTGTTGACAGGGTAATTGACGCACACAGGAACCTTTTAATAAATTATCTAAACATATATTACATTCATGAGATTGTGTTAATATTATTTTACGTAACGCGTTATCCAATTCGACTGTGGTGCGGTGACGAGGAGGTGGAGATGCCTCGCGATCTGTGTTGAACAGAGTCCGTGTGATTCCAAAGATTGTAAAAGAAGGATCGTTGGTTTCGTAACTGTCCCATACAGAATCTGTTGTCATGGTATGACTGCTGTTTAATACAGGCATCCTGAACATCGACGTGGTAGTAGACAACGAACTATCGGTATCGTACGGAAATAACGTTTCCATGGACATCCTCACCACCAATTCGTGTTCGTCGATGTACTGTGGACTTGCATTCGTCATGAACAAATCCATTTCAGAATTCAATGTCGATATTAAATGACGTGAAAAAGTATTACCAAAATTCCATAAATATTCAGCATTTCTTGAAGGTAACAAAAACGAGGCATTGTTCAAATTATCCATTCATTGATTTAATTCAATCTTTTTAAAAAATATAAAACAAAATAACGTAATTTTTGGATTAAACGTAACACGGTTTTTTAATCAGTATCGTGTTGGTAGATTGTTCGATTAAATGAATTTGAATACGTATATTAGAAGGTACTTTAATAAAATTACCGAATAAAACACTGATTTCATTTAATTTATTGATATTTGTTTTATCGATTCCTTTCAATACCAAACTACCGTTTGATTTTAATTTATTCCACACGCTTGGCAACACTTGTGTGATTTTATCAACGATGTCTTTAAACGCAATCACGATGATATCCAATGTATCATTTTCGTATAAAGTGGCTACATCGTTTGCTGGATCACATGAACGTACGATACGTGTGTTTAAATCCAACGGCGGTGTGTTACGCAACAGCAACAACCAATCGATGTATTCTTCGTGTGTCGTGTTCAACACACAAATATCCGTCACGACGTCGAATTGTGTGGTGTTGTTGATAATGGAAAGCATCGATAAAACAGATGCTTTTTGTTGATCGGTGATAATCAACACCAATCCTCCAAAATTTGACATAGCGAGCATATTAAAAAATTGCAATTCATCGATTGAATAATCAGGGGTAACGTGAATAGGCAAAAGATCCGTTGAATCCATTTTAGTATAAAGAATGAACAAGGAGGTATTTTTTTATTTGTATGCTTTTACGCAAAACAATATAAATAAAACAATACTACAAATGTCGTGATAACAAACCTGTTAGGACAACGAATTCTGTTATCACGGATAACATTTTCACGCACATCCATGATAACCATTCATTCCGGAGGACAGGTTCAATGTCAAAAACGACGGTGATTGGTCTACATTAACCCGTGAAATAAAGAAAAAAGAAATAGTAATTATAATTTCGATCGAATTTAAAATGGAAAAATACGCCGTGATGAAATTTCATTCTATTTTTGAAAAATATCGTTCGGATCCGATTAAAAATTGTGAGCTGGCTAAAACGATCGTTAAAGCGATGAAACATGCCGTCAATCGAGATTTAGATGCATTTAAAACCATGTTCTGGAAATTGCTTTGGAATTTGAAATTAAAAGGACCACGTTCCACTGAAGTTTTAAAACGTTTGATCGATGATAAGTTTTGGACACCCGAAACGTTTGTAATTGCAACCGATGACGATTTAGATACAGAGTGTGCAGCTTATCGTCGTCATTACCGTTTGCTTGCTTTTGAACGCATCGAACATAAAACTAAATACGAAGTCGTAAACGATGACGGACAAATAGAACAACGTGTGGGTACGTTGGAATGTCCGAAATGTCATTCATTCGACACTGATTATCTACAACTTCAAACATCACGTGGTGATGAAGGCATGACTACGCGTGCTTTTTGCAACGAATGCCAGTATCGTTGGAAATTCCGTTGATGTGTTCATTCATGCTTCCGTGTCGGGTTTACCTACTTCACAGCACACCCATTTTGATTCAGCAACGTCCCACATCAATACATCACCTTCCGATGCATTGTCCGCACTGACATCACTCAAATCTTTCAACGACAACATTTTTAATTTATCGTTCAATGCATTCACATCTCTACGAAGTGCTTTCAATTCCGCCAATATATCATCGTTCGCATCATCGTGCAATTCGGAAACGAACATTTTCGTGACATGGCAATGTTCGGCACGCAAACCGATGAACGCCGCACTGTTCAACGTCGACTGGATATTTTTATTCTGACGAAGATGTGACATAATGAAATAAAAGAATATGTATATGTTTAAATTCAATGAATTTAAATTGGTTTAAAAAACGCATATGACCTTCTTTTTTATACGTTACCAAGGACATATTCTCCGACGACCGTTTATATAACAACCACCACCAGCACACGAACGAAGACGTGGTAATCGAGTCGACAAACGTCGTCGTCGTTGTAAACCACACCCACCCCCGCATGGAGTTGATCGTTTCCATGGAGAAACGATTTTTTTGATTTCTTCACCGTTCATATAACCACCACCACGAAGACGTAGTGATCGGGACGACAAACGTCGTTGTAAACCACATCTATTGCATGCAGCCGAACGTTTCCGTGTAGAAACGATTTTTTTGGTATAAGTTTTATCCGATATCGGTGTGTGGCGTTTTACGATCCGTCCTTTCGGTACGGAGCGTTTTTTATTATTTTTTACATGACTCGATAAAATTTCGTGTAACCATTTTGGGATTCGTTTTGATACATTTTTTTTACGTTTGACAGTTTTTTTACGTTTGACAGTTTTTTTACGTTTGACAGTTTTTTTACGTTGTCTCCTTGCACCGAAATAAACGATCATGTCACGTGTGCTTTGTATTTTATGTGCATATTCCAAATCTTTATGAATTTTATTATTCACATGTACTTTATGTTTATTACGTTTTAATATTTTTTTTAAATCGTTATAAACAACCGATGGTTTAAATTTAGATAAAGCTTGATTTATGATTCGATGTCGTGTGGATACATTGGAAGACGTTTTATATTCTGAGAGTGAACTTGAATTTTTGAGCGTATTAAATCCAAACCCAAATTTCATCGTTTTCAAAAAAGTGTGTGCAAAATTTCGATCCCGTTTAAATACGGCTGCCGTGTGCGGTGCTCTGTTCTTATTCATGACGTATAACGCATTTAATTTTCGGTAGACCGATAAAGAACCGTACTGACGCACGGCCTGTTGAATAGCACGACGTCGAACCACTAAACTAGCTTTCACTGCATATCCGTATTGTTTTAAATCATTTTTCCGTTTTATCTTAATTCTTACTTTATTAACAGAACGTCGTTTCACCGGTCGTCGTTTAACGGGTAAATACATTTTCATGTTTAATCATACGCAATGAAAATTTATTTATTCATGTACGAATAAATAATGATAAATAATGGAAGTATCGTTCCAAGATTGCTGTGCTTCAAATTTATTGATTAAATAACGTGAATGTACGATCAATGGTTTTGATGTAAATATTTGCGTTTTCGGTTTTACATAATAACGCAATAATTCTGATAATTCTTCATTGATTTTATCAGAAAGACATAAATTTGAAATCCAGATCATATCTGCATGTTGATAATACGGATATTTTAACATGTTCTGGTTATAAAAATGCAATTTCTTACGATAATGTATATTCAAATCACGTTTCACTTTTTGTGATATTTTATACCGTTCGGTCGATAATTCAATACCATTGGAACTGGATAAGTGTGGTACCAACACGACCATGATGATGTTAGGCATACCTAATCCAGAACCGATATCCAGAAAATGAGAAGGATATGCATGGTTTTCGCTATGTTTCGTGTACTCATCGATTAATTTTGCCACACCTTTTGGTTTTAAATAACCGTAAGTGTACTGTGATTCGTCTGTAAATTTATTCTGATCGTTCACATCGTCGATACTGCTTGAATAATTCTTCCATAAATTATAAAAACCTTCGTGTGGATCATTTTGGATAATTTCATGTGAATGATGCATTTTTATAAATAAATGATAGAAACATTATTTATTTATTTAAATTTATACGAAGTTCATCGAATGTGAAATAAATAAATATTATTTTGTATTCGTATTCGTGTGTTCTGATTCCATTTCGTTTATTTGCATAAAAAGAATATATTGACTTATTCACATAAGTAACAATGTCCTTTCTTAAAAAATTGATATTTGTTGGTGTTTGTTTAATCCATCGAACACATCAAACGACGTTTCATTCGTCTATAGGACATTCGTATAACTATTGTTTGGATGTGATCGGTGGTTTATCCACCAATCTTGCCTTATTCCAGATGTACGAGTGCAATGGTTCACCTGCACAAGATTTTAAAATAGACACACTATATCAAAACAACGGTATTGATATTTTTTATACAGGTGTTGATATTTATACAGGTGCATCTAATTATTATTATTGCATCGATCAACCCGTAAGCTCGACCATTATAAATCAGGGTTTATGTAACAGAATATGGACTATAGTAAAAAACGACGATGGTACAATAACATTCAGATTGTTTCATGCACCTGATTATTGTTTAGATATTCTTAATGCCAATGTGTTTTCAGCATCGATCATACAATCCCATGTGTGTAATAATTCACCTGCACAAAAATTCCTCGTGGGGTCACAAACACCTTTTTATCGGTTGTATAATCCATCCAATGGAAATCATTTATGGACACCTTTGAAAACAGAACGAACGGATTCTGGGTACGTTTTTGAAGGAATTATTGGAAACATACTTCTCGATTCCGATCATAATACAGTACCATTGTACCGTTTCATCGAAACAAATGATCAAATGTTTCTAACTACGGATAAAAATGAAGGTATTCGTGTAGGTTTTACATTCATCGAGATCGTTGGATATGTTTTTTTAACACCTCAAACGTTTTACAATACCATTGCCGTGCATCGTTTTTATAATGGTCGAATTCATTTTTATTCAACGAATGAACAGGAAGGGACGTTGTCTGGATATGCTCATGAAGCGATCGTGTTTTATATTATACAAACACCTGTTGTACCTGTAGTACCTGTCGCACCCAGTGCAGAAATGGTTGGGTATTATTATAAAACTTTTAGTAGCACAGCAGATAAAGCAGGACCACCCTCAAGCATGAAAGGAGTATTGACAATGGGAATTGCGTTCAGCGGATATGTCGATTATACGAACGCAGAACTCGAATCAAACAGTGTACAAAATGGAATTGTGGGTCAAAAGTTTTTAAGCATCGGTGGTGGTAATAAATATGGAAGATTTACTATTGCTAGCATTAACGCTTTCAATGCTAAGATACCTTACATCAAAGGCGATGGATACACTGGACTTTGTTATGATATCGAAATAGGAGATGCTGGTTTAACGCAAGCTTTTCTGAATTCATTTCAACTTGCTCGTAACAATGGTTTAACTGTTTTTGTAACTGTTTCTTATCAAGCTCCGTTCGATGTTCCCGATGCAAAAACCCAACTCATGCCGGCTCTTTTAGCGAGTCCTAATGTTAATTATATCAGTCCTATGTTATACACATCAGGATGTGAATTAGTAAATAATTATGCAGGTGGTGCTACAGAATGGGGGATGTGGAAAAATGCTGTATCTAAGATAGTAGTTAGCATCACTTCACCATCTTTATACCAAGATGCAGTATCTCATTTTAATTCATTTGGTATCACTTTACATGGTTACATCGTATTCGATGGGACACGTGTAGATCAACGGGATCCGACTTGTGTATAATAAAATAGTAAATATTGAAATAAATAAATTTCAATATGTTTTATTACCCGCGTGTTCTGTTTATTACAATGTACTTATTTAAACAAATCACACTTATTGGATTATTATGTGTTATCCGATCCACAACACAACAACTGATAACCTTTCATTCATCGGTAGGAAATTCGTATAACGCTTGTCTTGATGTGACAGGTGGTCTCTCAACACCTTTTGCAACTTTTCATATGTTTGAATGTAACAATTCACCTGCACAACAATTCTTTTTACAATTTTCACCATCTTCTTCTGAACAACAAAAAAAATATAAAATTCATACCGTTGCTTCGAATGGAATTTTCTGTATTCGTGCTCTTGTAAGTGGTATGGCAAAGTATAATATAGATCAATACACATGTGAATCGGATTGGGACGTGCATTTAAATACAGATGGAACCGTTACCTTAAAATTAATGAATTCTGAACCATTGGCACCTGAATACGTGTATTGTTTGGATATGCAAAAACTGTACGAAGACAACACGCTCGTTATGGTAAGTGCTATACTCATTGCACCGTGTGATGGTTCACCGTCGCAAAAATTCATTCAAGGTTCATACACACCGTTTTACCGTTTATATAATCCATCTAACGGAAATCATTTGTGGACTCCTTTAAAAACAGAACGAACAGAATCTGGGTATGTGTTCGAAGGCATGATCGGGCATATATGGATGGATTCATGTGCTGATCATGTACCCTTGTATCGTTTCATCGAAACGAACGATCAAATGTTTCTCACCACGAACAAAGACGAAGGATTGCATGTCGGTTTTACCTACGTTGAAATCATCGGATACGTTCGCACCACACCTTATCTGGACTACAATGCCATGCACCGTTTTTATAACGGTAAAATTCATTTCTATTCAACGAATCCAAACGAAGGTACACTAGCGGGTTACGCGTACGAAGGCATCGTGTTTTATATCGGAAAATAACGATGAATGAATAATTTTAATAAAATACAAAGTTTTTAGATGATTAACGTAACGTAAAATAAAAATAAATTAATTATTATAATTATATTGATTAATTTATTTTTGTATCGTGATGGGTGCAGTGGTTAAAGGTTCACTGGATTGTTGTTCGATCGTTTGAAAAAGCTGTACCAAATCATCGTTCGATAGTGTTGTACCTTCAATGATTTCGAAATCATTATATACGAATCGAAAGAACGGTTTAAGTTCAGGTGTACGTTGTACGTGTTCTTTGAACCGATTGTATAGATTTTTAGGATTCATGTAAGTGTCCACACACATGATCACTTGGAGTTGATTATTATGCTGACGTTGTTTTCTCGTGATCGCAGTTCGTTCGTTGCGTTCTTGGGTTCGTATGACAGTGTACTTGTTAGGTTGGGTTGTATGCGATAATAAGACAAGTTTTTCAGTTAAACGGATATTTTCATTAGGTGCAACGATCTGTTCGTGAACATCTTGGATGATTTCATTCGTAAGAGCAACATCTTGTCGTATATCGTGTAACAATTCAGTCTGTTCCACGTTCATATTAATCAATGCATCGTTCGTATTGATCAATGTATCGACGCGTTGTTTCATTTCTTCACGAAAAACATGGAGTTCTGATAATAAATCATTTGTGTATATCTCACGTTTCTGTATTATCTTATCTTTTATTTCATTACACAACATCAGTTTTTTATTTTTATTTTTCAATTGTTTATTTTCGTTTTGTATGTACTCATTTATTATTTTTGATACTTTGTCGCCGAATACGGGATCACACCACATCGCGACATGGACCGCGATGTCTTTGTGAATGTAAGTGCCTTTGAGTTGCTGTCTAATTTCTGTAACTCCACCACAGAGTTCGTATGAAAGTGCTGCGATCGTCTTCCCGATCGCAGCACTTTTGTAATTTTTATATCGTTTACTAGATTCTAATTCATTGTAATGACAAAATGATTTATTGAATTGTTTACATATTTTACTCACATTGATGAATCCGTTGCGTTTGTCTTCAATGACATCGATGTTCAAATATTTTATCATTCGGTACGTTTCATTGATATCGTGTTGTTCCATGGTGGTAGTAGTAGTGGTATTCGTGATGTGAAATGAATGCATAAAGTTTATCTAATTGTTTTATTATATAAGTTGTGTTTAATTTCACGGGTTCCAATTGTTGGTCTTAAAGTTATTGCGTGTTATTGTTGTACCGAGTAATGCAAAGCAACAACCGCTATCGCTTCAAGCGGTTAATGTTTGAAGCTATCCGTTCATGATAATGGATAGTAACGAACTCGAAGCGGTTAAATGAAATTTAAATTATATGAATTAGTAAATCCGTTGCGTTTGTCTTCGATGCTGTGAATAATATTCGTAACACTTTGAATTTTATATTTATTATTTTGTTACGTGTTCTGACAGGCGATGTTTTCGTACCCAATCAGTGTTTCCGTTAACGAATCACCGACACGTAGTTCGGTGTCAGTGGGTCGGAACGTCTTGCCATCGTTATCGATGACGATTTCGGTGAACACTGTATCGATAGGAAATTTTTGAAAAGGAGAATAATCGATGTTCGTATAATCTAATCTGAATTCAGCATTTTTGATAACGTATTTTTTAGAATTCAATGGATTTTGATAATAGCGATAATACTGAAATGGGTTTTCTTTGGAACGTATAGGTACCAAACGTTCTTCTAAACGGTATAAATTGCCATTTTTAAAAGCGGTACAATCGATCGCCGTTTGTTTTAATAACGATTCAAAATGATTATTAGCGATTTGTTTTTTGCTTGACATGTAAATCATGTATTCTTCCATCGACATCCACGAAGTGATGCCTTTGTTGGGAGATAAAGGTATCATGTCGGGTGGAAATACTGATACGTGTCGATAGATGTTCACCGTTGGAATCGTGCTCGCTTGTGGATCGTGGACTGCACAATGTGATTTGAACCGTACACAACGTGCGATCACTTGACGTATCAAGGCATTGTTCCACCATGTATCTAAGATATGGATGGTGCTTACGTTCTTAAACGTGATGCCTTCAGAAATCGTGCTCGAACCGATCATTATTTTTAAACGTCGTCCATGGATGTTCTCGCGCGTGTTGAATACGCTTTCACGTACCGTGTCGGCGACAGCTTTATCGGTTTCACCCGTCCATAAAAAAAAGTTTTTCCCGTCTTCGGGTGCATCCGCTGTCCATTGACGGTATCCGTAATATTCCAATGCCATCACGAGAATGTCCAAACACCCTTTGATTTGATTAGCAAACACGAACACCGTTCCTTCGTTCGTATAAACATTGTTCAGTATATCGTTCACGACGTGGTAGATTTTTGGTGAAAAGTGTTCTAATTCTGGAATATTGATATCGTGGACGTTACGTGAACTGACACACAACTGCATCATTTTTCGTTGTTCGGGTGGCATTTTATCCGAATTCAAGTTATCCATGTCTTGTAAAAGCGCATGTTCTTCACGGTATTTCACGATGAGATTAGCAAACGTGGTGCGATATTTCTCCATCTGTTCGATGGACATTGGATATTCTCGCACGATGATGCGTTTGAACGGAAACGCTGACGGATGTCCTCCCGAAACATAGGACACATGGGATTTAATCATTTTTTTTAACGCGTTTGGATTTTGTGTGTACGATTCTAAGAAAAGATCGCGTGTTATTTTGATATTTGGGTTATTGATGTCGAGCAAACGCAAAATCAAACTAAGATCGTTGGGATAATTGACGATCGGTGTAGCAGTCAAAACGAACAAACGGGATAATAACCTACCTCCCGTTTGACGATTTTTGGATAAACTGTGGATCAAGGTTTCAAAATTTTTATACTGTTCGCTCGTTTCTGAAATAAGGTTCTGTATTTCGTCGACGAAAATGATTTTCTGTTTACCGTTATTCATTAATTCTTTGATCGTATTCGGTTGTAATAACTTATCGTACGATAGTACACGTATATCATGACGCAATAACGTCGATACCTTTGCGTTTTGATACGTGCGTTCTAAAGCTCTGAATTCCACCGCTTCTTCACGATCTAATTCACGGTCTAAATGACGGTACATGTCCAATAAATGCGGTATTTCCACGGTATACACGTTTTGACTTTGAATCGGACACACTCTGAATTCATCGACGTACTGTTTTTGAATAGAGGCGGGACACACGATAAGTATTTCTAACTGATCTCGGTTCACTAGACTTCTTTTGAGTACTTCCATCATCACGATACTGGTACACGTTTTACCGCTACCCAAACCGTGAAAGATCAACATATTGGCATCGCATTGAGCGATAATATCACCTAAAGCGATCTGATGTTCCAGTAAAGCGAGTTCATGGATTTCACACCAATTATCGATGCGTATATAATCGCTCGTATAAGGTTCAAGAATATTTAAAGTGTCGCACATTTACATATTCATGAATAAAAATAAATTAGTCTTGCATTATGGATTTGCAATTAAAATTCTGATTTAAAGATTAATTATTGAATTATGGCGTGTTCGATCACTTTATATATTTTTGTCGTTATCAACATTTTGTTTTTATTATTTTGTTATATGTACAAACAAATACAATCGCGTGATATTCGAACTGTGGAATGGTTGAGTTATTACATTATTTTTATCATTTTGATTTATGCGTGTCGTATCGCAATCAGTGAGAATGTAGAATCTGATTATAAACGAAATCAAAAAGAACAACGTGATTACATTTATTCTGTGATTCGACCTTTATCAACAGTACCTTCTAACGTATCGAGGTTTGAAAACACAGTGAACGAATCATCATCGAGGTCTGTAAATAAACAACGCGATGTACCGTACGAGTTTCATTTAATGAACGTTTCACCACCGACTCTTTCCAATCCATTACCGGAAGAAATTCCTACACCTCCGATCGTTCGTCCTGTACCTGAAAGACCTTTAGAAATTTACCGTCCCTTACCAGAAAGTCCATTGGAAATGATTACCATACCACCCGTGATTCTTTCGGATACACATGCATTCGATGATACGGTGAATTTAAACAATATCTTAGAAAACATGAACATGTTGTTACCCACACAAGAACGAACCATGTCAAACATAACGGAATCGTTATTAACGAATGCGATGAATTGTTTCAGTTCGTTATTGAACGGTTGTGACGAAACATTCGAACCTGAAACCGTTCCATTACGTCCTGAAATCGTCCCTTTACAACCTGAACCGATACCGTTATATACCGAAAGGGTACCGTTACAACCAGAAACGGTGCAAAGACAACGCGTCGAAGGATTCACACCCGAAACAGTACCGCTGCGTCCAGAAACAGTACCGCTGCGTCCAGAAACAGTCGCGATGTATGTTGAAAATGCGCCCTTGCGTCCAGAAACGGTGCCATTACATCCTGAATCGATCCCGTTGCACACACAACGTGTCGAACGATTCACACCCGAAACGGTGCCGATGCGTCCAGAAACGGTACCGTTGTTTCCAGAAACAGTCACAATGCACACCGAAACAGTACCGTTGCGTCCCGAAATGGTGCCATTGCATCCTGAACCGATTCCATTACGTCCCGAACACGTAACAGAAACGTTCGGAGAGTATAACGATAACGACGTCATCGTGGATAGGACCCCGAGCGGACTAATGTACATGGACGAAAACAGAGCCAACGTGAATAATTTACCGTCTTATGAAACGAGTGCAGATTTGTTTTCAAAAGAACAACAAAATAAAAAATTCTCACATTTACTTCGTGATACGGAAGAATGTTCACGATTTATCGATTTACCAAAATTTAATAATAAAAATATTACAGCGTTTCATGATTTTTTAGCGCGTGATTTTGGAACAACGAATGATAAATATCGTATTAATTCAAAACGTAATTAACGAGGATGACGATGTTTTTTCTTTTTTGGCATGACACAATTACAATGCGTACAATTCGTGAAATGGTCGATTTGTGGTGCACTGAAAGAACCTGCCTTATACTGAGCTAGAAGGGTTTGATATGCCAATTGATCGGCAGTCAAAGAAACGGATGAAGCAGCAGCGTTTTCAGCAGCTGTTTTCGGTGTGTCGATTTTCGGTGTGACACCAGCGGGTATAGACGAATCAGGACTATGGGCGTAAGAATTGAGCAATGTTTGGTATGCCAATTGATCGGGGGTTAATGTGGGCGTAACAACAGTTGGAACGGCATTTACTACAGCGGTGGCGGTGGGTGTACTGGTTGATTTATAACTATTGAGAAGTGTGATGTATGCTAATTGATCAGCAGTCAAAGAGACCGATCCAACAGATGCATTGGAAACTGAAGCGTCAGTGTTTGTGGAAGTTGGATTTAATTTATAACTATCCAGCAATTTTTGGTAAGCGATTTGATCGGCTGTTAAAACCGGCGTGGCGGATGCGTTGGATGTTTGTCCCGTGACATAAGAAACAGAAGAGGTATTGTATTGACTTGTTAATTTTTGATATCCCAAAATATCATTTAAAGATACTTTATCAGTGGAAGCGTCTAAACGACTCATTCGTGTGGTTGACGTTACAATGGGATTCTCGACAGGTGTTAAAGGAACAGGAAGAGGTGGTATAACAACAGAAGACACTACATTTTCGGTGAGACTAGCTGTTGTAGTAACAGCTTCACCGGGTGTAATTCGAGTGGTTAATTCTCCTATCGGATATTTCCATAGTTGTTGAGGTGCAGGACGTGATCCAGGTGTAAAAATAACGTATTTTGTTTCGTCGATCAATTTGTTTTCAGAACGTCTCGCTGTAGAATATCGCCAATCTTTTGATCCATATGTGTTGGTGATATCACGTGGATGAGTGAATCCGTTTTTGGAAACATTTTCCACATTTTGAAATACGTAATTGTCGTAATTAGTATTCGTGGCCGCTGTCGTGTTCAATTCTGTTCTACGTAAACGTGTTGCATCAGGAGTTTCTTTCACAGATAAACCAAGAGACTTGATATTGGAACCTAAAACATTCTGAAGGCTGTGTTCACGTGTTTGTGTTGGTAAGGTCGATGCAAATAAATACGATTCGATCGCTTCGTTGTTAGGATCTCTATTAATCGTTTCCATCAGACCACGTACGTAATTTTCACCTTTAGGTAGTTTTGGAAAACCGTAATGTCGATCTTCGGATGCGATTGTTTTGGCATCTTTTAAAACAGTCTCCGATGTCATCAACGGAGAAGTAAATAAGTAATCAAAAATAGCTGTGTCTTGTAAATCATTGTCCCTTGAAAGGATATAATCACCTCTGTTAGGTAATATGGCATGGATAGGTGTATTCACTTGTCCAAACCCACGTGTAGTTTGTGTGATATCAAGTGCCGTGGAAGGTGACATCAGTGTCGAACTTTGTCGTTCCATATCACGATACTGACGTTTGGCATCCGACGAAGGTGGATTATGACGCGTTGATTCAGGCGTGCCTAATGTATCCGAAGTGAACATATTGATTTTTAAATTACCTGACATCGTGTAAGGAGGGGTTTTAACACTGAACGGCAGTGTGGCATTGTATAAATAAAAAGCGACATTTTGATCTTCTTTTTTCTCTTGATTCAATAATCCAACACCTGCATTCGGTCCTTTTTGTCGATCCTGAGTAAATCCGAACTGTCTTTCTGAACTCGTGTAATGCACGGCGTCTTGGTATGTCGATGTGGTTGGATTATGTAATTGTGCGTTGTATTCATACATTGTATCATTATCAAGACCTTTTTCACGTGCCAAAATAGGTGTTGCACGATCAAAAGAATAAGCATGAATGTTTGAAATGGGGTTTATATTATAATCCGAAAATGAATAACTTGACATTTTATTATATACTCGCATGTATAAAAAAATATCAAATCAACACCATTTATAATTTTCATTGTCTACGTTATTTGTTATAAATTTAAACATCTAATAAATTTAAAATGACAAGTAAAAATCCAACAGAAAATGATGCAATTTCAACAGGTCGATTACAAATAAAAAAATTCGATCCTCATATTTTGATTCAGCGTCGTTCTAAAAATTCTGCACCTGTTATTTGTGTTATTGGAAAACGTAATACTGGTAAAAGTGAAGTGATTAAAAATTTACTGTATTATAACCGTAAAATACCGAGCGGTATCATTATTTCACCCACTGAAGCTGGTAATTCGTTTTATTCAGAATTTTGCCCCGATTTATTTATTCATCATCAATTCGATCCTGATATTTTGAATAAAGTATTAAAACGTCAAAAACGAAAGATCAAAGAAACAGGAAAACATCCTCACAATGATTTTTTTGTCGTTTTAGATGATTGTATGTACGATTGTAAAAATATCGGAAAAGACAAAAATATTCGCGAAATATTTTGTAACGGTCGTCATTTTCAAATCACGTTGATTATGAGCGTACAATACATCATGGATTTACCGATCAGTTTACGTTCTAATGTCGATTATGTTTTTTGCATGCGTGAGAATAATACACATAACGTAGAACGTTTATATAATTCTTATTTTGGTATTTTTCCTTCAAAACAGTCTTTTTCACAAGCATTTAACATCATCACTGATAATTTTGGAAGTATCGTGTTGGATAATTTATCACGGTCTAATAAAATAGAAGAATGCGTGTTCTGGCATCGATCTCCTTACCCCAGTGCTAATTTCAGGATCGGTGGTGTGACGTTCTGGAAAACACACGAACAATTGTACGACAGAACACGTAACGACGACGACGACGATGTACGCAAATTACCCCCCGCATGTGAACTTATTTTATAAGACAATCATGCGAAAAAAGCATCGGTGTTCATTAATGGATTAAGATGTAGATTCGATGGTAAGTTACCGGTGATTTTAAGCATGTCGTCGTCCGTATAACCATGAATATAAACATCGATGTCATGAGCTTGAACGATCGTGTTCACGGCAGCGAATGCTTTTTGTAGAACGGATTCTGGATTTCGAAATGCACCTTGTCCGACCAACGTGAGATGTAACGGAACACGTTGACGTGTTTCGATGCAACGTAAAACAGCAATTTGTGCGACTGCACGGTATTGATTCACGACAAGTGTTTCACAGATAGACGCACCGTATTTTGTGATATCGATCATCGTGTTCTGATAAGATGGAGCGGCGGTAAAGATTTGAAGCATCGGTTCGGTTCCGATGTCAGGTAAACCCCATTGGGCTAGAATACGCAATTTCTTCGTATTCTTTTTTAGATACAATGCAAGCGCTTTTTCGTTTTCATTGGCACGGTATGGCATCAAATAACCACCTTCATAAATATCTGCTCCTATCAACGTGGAATCGAAGATCGTTTGTGGTTCATGCCCTTGCCCAAAAGCTTGATCTCTTTGTAAAAGTGCTGCCAACGAACCGAGCGATGCTCGTGGACCTTGTGTACGATCCGTGATGTAATCGATGACGGGACTGTACCTTGGACTCATCGATTCTAAAAAATTGAATTGACTTGCAACTTGTAGAATACCATTGCGTGCTCTTCTCGATGCTCCGAGTTGTAAAGCATCGACGTGAAACACGGGTGTGAACGTAGCCCTACCGTTTCCATGACTCGTTTCAGCATGACGATGAAACATGACATCGATCGTATCGAGTGTGATCGGTAAAGGTCTTTCGGTGATCACGTACGTGTTCATGAGGTTAACAGCTTCCGTGATATAATGTCTCCATACGGTATCGTTCACACCGAAACGTAGACCGTGTTGAAGACGAAGTGGTTCAAGACGTGCATTGATCACGCGCACGTCCGTTGAAATCTCACCAGCGATGATTGCGCGCAGAGCTGCGACTTCGTGTGGGTTCACTTTGGGTTCGGTCTGTAACATCAAAGGTTTATAAGGCACGATGGGTTTCTTGATACGTGTGTGTACAATCGGTTCGTAATGTACCGGACGTGTGAGTGTAGAATAATAGGTTTTTTTGGGTAACGGTGGTTGTGAACCGTTCGATGACGACACGGTAGTTTCGTCGTTTGTTTTAGTTTCATCGTTCACGTTTAAAACCGCATGTGTCAGAAAACGTCGTTGGGTATTGGATAACTGTGCTTGATGTGTTTGTGTGAACATTGACATTGCAGCCGTATCTTGAATAGCATTCGAAATAGATTCGTACCGATTTAAATTAAAAAAACGTTCCGGAAAATAATAAAAATTTAAAACGAACGTTTTGATAACATCGAACGAATGTGAAGTACGATAATTCAACATTAAATGAACGATGACGTAAATATAAATTTCAAAATCGATACGAATTTTACTTATTTTTTGAAGATACGTTAACCTTTGAATTAATTCTTGTGTACGACTGAATCTTAAATGAAATTCAGTAGGCACACCTAACATCTGCGATAATTCAAAATAACGATCACGATAACAAATACTGATAATTTTATTGAAAGCTAAAAAAAATTGTATTTTGAATTCTTCGTTTTTATCTTCGAGGAATATTTTCATGATTTGACGTAACATGCGCGGTGTATTTTTTACGGTGCAAATCACAAAAAGAGCTGCACGTTCGATCGAAGACACTTTATATTTAACCGCTATTTTCATATCAACGATCAGTGTTTCATATTCATACGTCATCGATTTAATGCATTGTGTGATTGTATTAATATCATCTAAAGAATAAGAGTGTCCTTTGTCTTCAAACACTTGAATAGTATCGCGCACGAATTTACGTATATCGTCTTTTTTGACATGTTCATCCGCATCGTACTTTATTTTATATTTAAGTTTTTTTTGTGCTGCAATCAAATCGTTCATCGATTGTTCGTATTCGACTTGTTTGTCGTTGCGTGCATACGTTTTTAAATTAAGTGGTAAACGTAACGGGTTCAGTGTCATAGTATTGATCTGTTCGTTCAAGATTTCGTTGTTATCGTTCCATTCATAAGTGCCAGTTTCATCTTCTTGATGTTCTTCATCCAATTCCGTTTCTGGATCAAAATCACCCAGATCAGGTTCGTAGTCATTGCCTTCCACGTCCCGATTCAAATCATGTCGTCCGCCTCCACCTCCTCCTCCCATCAAAGGACTTAAAACATCCGAAGCGATGTATACGGTACGTGTAAAATGAATACGAATTTGTTTGGTTTCATCTTTTTTTTGAACGATTTCAGATCGAATAAATTTAACATGCGATAAATTAAAATACAAATCTAATATGATTTCCCAATCGTTTCGTTTTAGACATTGTATGAGTTGTTCGATCGATAAAGAAGAAATGAGTTTTTTTTTGATACTATGGATCAATTGTTTTTGTTTAGATTCGTTCATATTTATTCGTTGAATTAAGTAGTCTTTTTTAATTAGTTGATACTAAAAATAAAAAGTTGAAAGCATAATCATGAAAAATAGTAAACAGGTTCATCGTAAAAAACACAATCGTAATAACAACACGATCTATGTCTTAGTAGTTTTTGTAGCAGTGAGCGTTATGCTGGTTTATTATTATTACCCACAACTTCAACAACAATTCGCGGCGTTTCGTTTCGGTGATAAATACAGCAGCAACACTGCTGTCCTATTCACCGACATGCTTCGACCGGGTGATTACGTGCCACAAGCACCGGCACTTACTCATCTCAATCTTCCAAGTCGTGCTGATAGTTTATTATGGTTCGGTGAACAAGGTCTTGGATTAACAACACCGCAATCGTAAATAAACGTAAAATAAAATCGAAACGTGTGTTCACTCATATGTCTTCTTTATCAGTAGAAACGCTTCAACAATTAATCGGTGAACTACGTGATGATCGGCAACGTTTGCCACTTTCTCAATTAAAAGATAAATATATTACTCTTAGCACCGAATGCCCATCATTGTTTAATTATTGTGTTGAAGAAGAAGAAGTGGATATGGAATTATTAACTGTCATGTTAACGTCGCGTGAAAAACTGCGTGCAAAACGTTTAAGTAAATTAGAAACAGATATGGAAGTCTCTCAACAGATCGCCAAACGTTTTTTGTACAACGATACTTTAAAAGAACCCACCGAACAAGAATTAAAATCGTGTAAAGAACGTTTGATACGTAAATATGAATCAAAAATAAACTAACGATGTAGATATGTAATTAAAAGTAATGACTTCACCCGAGGTCCATTATTATAATTGTTCCTTGTGTAACATTGCGATGCGATATCGACGTCGATCTATCCTCCGTCATGAAAATTCTCTACTCCATTATAACTCATTTCAACATTTAAAACATTGGTGTAATAGTTTAAATGATGAATTAAAAGTGTGCATTTTACAATTTTTATACCCTTCATTGAAATATATTTTCCAAATGCATTATATCGTTCACCACCATAACACACAAAACATCGTGTCGTGCATCAACCGTCGTTCGTACCATACCTACGATAAAACGTGTGATAAATGTACACATGTTGTGGGTTACAAAAACACGACCGATTATCACTTGTTTCTTAATTACCTTAAATTATATCCAATCTGTATGAATTGTGCTTTTAAGAAACATGTGCATACGAATTATCTTATATTATTATCCAGTTGGTTATTCATCGATATCGATCACGGTATGATTTATTTACAATCGCATACCAATCCGTTTCATGTTTTTCGAATGTTCGGCATGTTTCAAGAAATTCAAACAATACATGCACGTAAAGGTTATCACGAATTACAATTTGATTTAACATTACTCTTACAATTCAGTTCCTTTCACGAGTATCTTTCTGATTTATGGATACGTACTACTGAATCTTTGGACACATTGATCGATATCATGTCGTGATGAATCAATCAATAATATTATTTATTTATAATAAAAGGCCACAAAATTACCAGCTAAATTAATATCAGCTACAAATGAATATTGTAAATAACAATAACCTTTATCACCCCATTTTTCTGACCAACTGTTTTGTATAATAAAACGTTGCATGTGATCGTCGTATCCACATATCAGCATAGCGTGTCCACCGAGAGTTGGTTCAGAAGCTGACGCAGCTGGTACCATACCATCCGCACCTACGCCTGGACTATCATAAAACGAACGCTTGATCAGTATACAGATCAACACTGGAAAATTATTATATAAAGCGTTTTTGATAACATCCAAATTATTCGTTTTAGCATTGTAAGTACTGTCTAATTGTGAAAAATGTACGTTTGGGAATAAATTTAATGCGGTCACATAACAAAGTGTCGATGGCGCAGCCAAAGTGATATTGGGTTCTCGACATGGAAAATCTTCGGATAAGCATATATTTTGTTCGGAGACAGAATCAAGCACGAAATCCATCATTAATCCAGTATCGACACAAACACATTTTCCAGGCGAATATTCTTTACAGCCGCAGCAAATAGATGGATCTTTAACAGCATTATATTGTTTCGCACGTGAATTATAAAAAAGAAATGCAGGAGCTAGCATGTTCGTATTATCGGGTGCATTTTTTCCTAAATCTAATAAATGAAACCGCAAACAGTTTACGGTAGCGAAACATGTACACGCTTGTGTTTCTCCTTGATTTAACACTGGTGGCATTATAGGTCGTAAATCACATACTGGTGGTAGCACGCCATTCGGTGTAGTCGGTGTAGTCGGTGTAGTCGGTGTAGTGGGTGTAGTCGGTGTAGTGGGTGTAGTCGGTGTAGTCGGTGTAGTCGGTGTAGTGGGTGTAGTCGGTGTAGTCGGTGTGGTCGGTGTGGTCGGTGTAGGTGCAATGGGTAGAGGTTCTGATTTGTCATGTTTTACTAACCGTTCAAATGGTTTTGGAAGATGGATCGTTTGTCCTCGTAAAATACGTATACCCCATGTAATCAATAATGTACCTATTTGTAATAATATGTACTGAAAAAATATCCATATATAAAAAATATTTATTTCGGTGTTATAAAAAAATACCCAAGGATATATATAATAAAGTTTAATTGGATTTTGATAATATAATAAGATCAATCCCAAACTATAACATAAACACACGCTTCCCAAAAAAAGCATGATACTCGCTATTATTTTATGATAAAGCGTGAATGATATTTGAATTTTTGTCATTTTTATTATTAAAAATATAAAATAATGTTCATATTCATATTGCAGAATACGAAAACACAGTAAAATCCCAACACATATTTGGATTTATAACAAAATCATACGATAAATAACCGTACCCATGATCTCCCCAAGAATCAGACCAAGAATTCTGTACCATGAACTGTTTCGTATGATCGTTATACCCACAAATCAAAATAGTCACGTCGCTGCGAAATAAAGTAGAAGGTGTTACTTTCATAATACCCGTTGAATCTGTCTTAAAAAATGAATCCTGAAATTGATAAAAACATACCACTGGCAGAAAATGATATAACGCATTTTTGATAACCGATAAATCATTTTGCATTTCTGCTGGTGCGTTGCTTGATACATCGAGACGTGCGTATTGAATTTTTGGAAATGTGAGTGCGTTGACGTAACATATAGGTGTTGGAGGTGGTATATCTAACGTGATACGAAATGCGAAAGGATAATCGGTTTCTAAACAGATGTTTTTAGAAGTAGCTGCATCGATGATATAGACCATTTTTTGCACGTTGTACGGATAACAAAAACATGTTCCTGGAAAACATTCACCGCACGCACCACAACACGCTTCAGGATTGATGTTCCATTCCCATGTTTTTGATTGCACGACACGTGCATTAAAAACTAAAAAGGCCATCGAAAGTAAATTAGTATTGTCTGGTTCGTTTTTACCTTTTTGTAGTAAATGAAATCTCAAACAATTGGTTACGGAACATAAAGGATCACCTAATCCGTCATGTTCATAACCACCGATAGATAAAACGGGTGGCATAATAGCTCGTAAATCAAAAAAAGGAGGTAAGGAAATCGGTGGTGGATTATATGTGTTGTTATACTTTTTTTCGAGTTCATCCAGTGTTAGCGTTACCACAGGCGCTACTGTCGGTGGTGGTAACACATTTTTCATTGATACCATTTTTTTTCTTTTAATACACCACATCACACACACTACACCTAACATGAACACGAGACATTGGTATAACGTCCATAGAATAAACTTATCGTATTTATCATTGTAATTATAAACGTATGGGTACAAATAATAAAGTAAATAAGGGTATTTAACATAGATCATGATCGAAATCGTTACGATTAAAAAACATGCTAATCCTATTACCCACATTAAATAAAAAAGAATTCGATTTGAAAAAGAATACAAAGGAAATGTCATTGAATTAATTAAATAATAGTATAAAAAATTATACACGTTTTATTTCACACGAACTTCCAGAACACGCTAGTTCTAAATCTAAACAATAATCGTTGGCGTTATGAGGTGATATCGTATCATCTTTTAAACACGTGTTCGAAGAATTAAAAAGACGATTTATTTGTGCGTGTCGTGAAACTAAAAATTCATTCTTTTGAACGAAGGTGTCGTAATCAATGGTTTCAAAAGGTAATTGTTCGTATTGGCATTCGTTTTCATCGTAATTGAAGACGGTGATACCGTTATAATATTCGCGATTATCGTATAACCATTGCACCACTTCTTCTTTTTCGTGGTTGCGCACGTTGACGGTTGAACTGATGTTGTTTGTATTCGTACCTTTAACATGTCCTGATAATATCCAATACTGAAACACTTCCTTTACACGTTCTAAAAAAGCAAGACTTGTTTCATTCTGACGTACGATCGATCGTCCGATATTCGCTGCACATATAGGAAGTGTGAGCACACATGTATCATGTGGTCGAATGACATCATCTTCTATGAGTTCAGGTACGACCTTATTTAACGAAACACATAAAGGATCCGTTTTAGTAATACGAATACGTCGTAGGTAATACTGAGAATGCCAAGCTGAAATACCTGAAGACGAACCGAATACGATCGAAGTCGTACCGGAAGGTTTAATGGTCGTGCATCGGTATGCTTTCCGAATCCCGAGAATCTTAGCTACGCGTTCATTCTCAGCACACACTATTTTGGCTCCCTTCGACATCATGTCCGTCGTGATTAAACAAGAAGATAATCCTGTCATAGAAACACCAATAAGTGCTTCCTTTTCGGTGGTTTTTCCCCATTGAGATCGTAAATAATGAAAATCTGTGTACGTTGCTTGTAATGTAGCAATAAAAGCAGCATGTTTACATCGATCGTAATAATCGTCTTCATTTTTGATATACGAGACATCGATTTCAACTAAATTACAGAATTGATAAGGTTGTAATGAAATTTCACAACACGGATTTGTTCCTAATTCTAAATCGTTGGTTAAATAAACACCAGGTTCACCAGTACCAATAGCAAACACACGTTTCCAAATCGATTTGAATTTAGATTCAGTGATCGTGTTGCGCAACAACACAACCGAATTATTTGCAAAACATCGTTGAGGATTATTTTCATAAAAATTACCTGTTTTGCATAAAAACATCTCATGATCATTTTCACTGAATAAAGAAATGAGTGCCGAACGTCGAATGCCACCCGATAATACGGCACTGGCTATATAACAAACGATATCATGACACTCGAGAGACGTCAAACGATCGCCGTCGTTTTTATTGTCCAACAGATGTGCTATTTTCATGATCGTTTGTTCTAATCCTTTATGACCGGGTGCTTTACCACCAGATGTTTTTAAAGGTGTGCCTTTTGGACGAATGGCGCGGTAATCGAACAGAATCGTTGTGGTATTCGTGAAATAAGATTTCATTAGAATACGAATAGCATCGGCCCATCCTTCACACGTATCTGCTACAAGATACCGTTTACGACGTTCGTTTTTTGGTTTTTTAATGATCGGAAGTTGATTTATATGCGAATCTTGTACCGAAAATCCAACACCTGTTCCTGACATTAATAAAAACATAACTTCTGAAAATGAACGTAAATCGTTGATCGGGAGATAGGCGCAATTATACATACGAATCGGATTGATCTGTATAGCAGAACCACCAAATTGTAACGAACGCATACTCGGCATGATTTTTTTATCATATACCCATTCATAAGCTGTTTCGATTTCTGCACACAGTTGTGGAAACGTTTCTTTATGCATGGCTAAATTACGCTGCACGATATGAATCCATGATTCCTTTTCACCGTTATCCAAAGCGCGTGCATATTTCGTGTTGATGATGATATCACTTAAAATTTCAGCACCGCATGATTTTAATTGAAGATCCATGTTCATTGATTGAATAATATATTTAATTAAGATTAAATGTTTTTTATTTGATATATAAACATGTTTTCATGGGTTCAGTGTAAACTTGGGTTACTCATCATCAACACAATATTTGCTATCGTGTGTTTTGAAATCGGTTTATTTTTTGAATATCAACCTCATCATGTATTAACACGTTTATACGAAATTTTCTTTTTTTTATGGTCGTTCAATTCGATCGTGCACGTGATGAAACTGATTAAAGAAATTGAACGATATCATGTGAATCATGTGAATTAGATTTTTTTTTATTCGTGTTTAAGTAATTGGGTACGATGAATGCTTCTACGTTACGTCAAGGTATGTATTCATTAAATTATAAACACCAGGAACCGGATTTATCGGATTATATGTCATATGCAACGACATTGGATGTCAATGTCTCGTTGAGTTTACCGATGACCTACACGTTACAACCTAAAATGCCACCTGTATTGGATCAATTAACTTTGGGCGGATGTGTTGCCAATGCTATCGCTATCATCGTTGGATTTTATACATCGTTGATTGTTTCAAGATTGTATATGTATTTTACAGCCCGTGCTTTGCGTGTACCGCCACAATACATGCAAGACGATGGTGTGGATTTAAGAACTGCTTTCCGTGCCGTGACCAAATACGGCATCGTTTCCGAATTAGAGATGCCATATTTGATCATGAATTACACACAATTACCTTCGATACAGTGTTTTAAAAATGCACGTCTTTTTCAGAAATTTGTATATCTTGTTGCTGCACAAAACATTACAAATTTAACTAATTTGATTTATAATCAAAATCCTGTCGTGTTCGGTATTGCGGTGTATGAATCGTTTTTAACACAGAGCGTACAATCTACCGGCATTGTTCCTATGCCTAACATAACTACCGAAACACATTTAGGTAATCATAGTTTAGTATTGATCGGTTACGACAATATCAAAAAACGATTCACGTGTCAAAACTCTTGGGGAATTGATTTCGGTGATAAAGGCATGTTATACCTTCCTTATGAATACATCACGAATCCTTCGTTGTGTTTTGATTTATGGACGTTGCAATGTATTTTATAACGTAACGTATAATAAATAAAATAATAAATAGAATAATAGCTTCATAATAAACGGTTAAAGAAAAACGTTATTTCTTTTTCTTTAAATGTTTAATAATTGTAATTCATAAATACCTGTGAATACCGAACAATTTGCACTCAACCCTGCATGTGTGAGTGCGGCACGTTTAAACGTTTCATTATCGTGTCGTAGAATTGGTTCGTTGTTCACTGCTTGTTTTTCTAAATAAAGACGTATTTTTAAACACTGTTGTTCGTTGGCTTTATAACCTTTTGGTACCATGCGTTCGTGTTCGATCAGTGTTTGTTGTGTCTGTCCTAAATAGGTAAATACGGTGTATTTATTCTCACGATAATAAACGTGGAAATTTTGTCCATGTCTTACACCGTTTGTTAAAACATCGTCTTTTCCTCCACACACTTGTCCCGTGTAATTAATTTCATAATCTCCAGAAAACACATCTTTTAAAATTCTATCGCTCATAAATCCACAAGTAATAAACAAAACGATGTGAGTTTCCATAATCAAAGATGTTTTAACAGTTTTTATTTTTCGATTGTCTTTATTTTCATGGGTTTACCATTTGTGCTAACGTGTTTACTATTTCTTGTGGATTGTTCAAATCACCTTCGTAATTATACACTGTCGAATTATATTTCAAAAATAACATGGGCACGTGTGTTATGTTGGATACAGGAATTGTCAATAAAGATGGAATTAAATCAGCGTTCTGATCTAAATCAATGACATATACCGCATAATTACTGGCTTGTACTGTGGCCACGAGTGTAGCCCATTGATCACTTTTCAGATAATTAGTGCAAACAGAACACCACGTTGCTTTCACTAAAATAATGGATGTCTCGTTGTTGTTCGTCACATCGAATGCTTCAGTAGCAGTGCTATTCTGAAACACCTTGTTTAAATCCGAAGACGCTGCGTCAGCGGTGTCGACCACATCTGCTGCTGTTGTGACCGTGGAATTGAGATTTGATAGAACACTGTAAATTGAACTGGATATATACCCTTCGAAAATATACGTAAACACCATGACGAATAAAATAGCTAACCGTGTAATCGAAATACCTGCAAATTCTAAGACAATGAAAATAATTAAAATAAGAATCACGAATACGTGAATGTAAGTACGGAAGGAGAATAAATTCTTAAGCTGTTTTTTAAAATCTTTTGGATTTTTAAGCAGACCTTGTATTTTATTTCTCATACTCGACATCGCACCTTTGATTTTTTTACCCGTTGACGAGGCTAGCGCTTTGGAAGCAGCTGATGACACGGTTTTTCCTAAAGCACTTGATCTTGCTTTTTTAGCAGCAGAACTAAGTGCTGATTTTGCTTTTTTAGCCACTGAACTCGCTTTCGTGGAAAGTTTTGATTTTGCCATTATGTATTAGTAATTCAACGTATTATTTATTAATACGAAAATAAATTTATTTCGTGTTTAAAATTTTCTGAATTAAACGGGCATATAAAGTCAACGGATGATCGGTCACCCACGTCCAATCCGTTATAATAGATTCGATATGCTCTTTGCTAACAGTGTTCGTATTCCATAAATGTAACGTAATTAAATCAGGGTCTGGATCGTCCACGTTATCCACCGTTTGAAAAATCTTTTCACACATTTCCCACGAAGGATAACAAAACGCTTTATTACTAAGAACATGACAATAATCAGGAAATAAATGTGCTATTTGTAAGGGCATTTGAATCGATGCTTCACCCCAACCGGAACTTTGAAAATAAGATGCATAATTCTGAAGCCAAATATTAACGAACGCACCGTTCGGTTCGCTGAACAGGATCGCATTGCTCAATCCATACAATTTGTCGTGGGCACGTTCTTCACCCAAAACACAAGCGTATTGCAGTAAATGAGACCACGAACGAACACAAATGGTATCGATATCTAAATAAATACCACCGTGTTGTTTGAGCATTTGTAAACGATAAATGTCAGCTGCGTGAGCAGTTTGTACGATCGGTTTTGTTCCGATGTAGTCTGGTACGTGTTCTACATAACACAATTCGCATAATTCTTTCACTTTTTCAAACCACGGTCCGTAAGGCATGTGATGATAATGTAACAAGATACGTTCCGGATGATTTACAGAATGTGCGCTCCAAATAGCAACGTAAAACATAAAAGGAAAAGGGGTCGTTTGTTCCTTGAACCCAAAAATAAAATGAACGATGTTCGGAATGGTCATGTTCAATTAATTTAAAAAGAACACTAAAAATACACACAAACAAACGAATTTTTATATTAAAATTTTTTTACTGGGGTTTACGTCGTGTTTAATGCAAGGTGGTGATTTCGTATAAATAAAAATTAATAATAAAATGAGTGTAATAGCTGTCAAAGCTTTAATAACGACAATGAATAAAGTATAAGCGATTAACCCTTTATCTAAAAAATCAGGACTCACGGCGTATTGTAATTTATAAAAAATAATATGAAATATAAATTCGCGTAATAAAGAAATAAAAGCTTCAAAAACAAAAAAATAAGATCCAATGTTCATATAAATTTCGATACTAAGAGAGAGCTGTTTGTGTAACGATTTAGGACATTGAACAGTATCGGTAGGTATGATAATATCACGTAAATGTAAAAGAAGACCAACGTTAAATAAAATGACCAAAAAAATAGAAATCACACTTTCAGTGAACGATAGATCTGGATGTTTGATTGAAAACGCACAACTGTTGGAAATATCGATAGTACTAACGGGCATTTTTTTCTGAAAGATTTATTATACATGTTATAAAAAAAAATGAATTTTATTCATGATGCCGTCAATATTATACCAGAATTAAGTCTCGAAGATTTACGATCTATTTGTCGTCAAAACCGTGGCGTATTTCCTGGTTATTCTTCATTACGACGCGATGATTTACGAGAATACATGACCAATATTTTATTGGGTGGTAATAATCCACGTTTACAAACCTGTATCGATCGTTGCAATGCTCGTTTTCCTGGCATTCCTCCTGGATTTCAATACGCGCTACCAGTGGGTGGTGGACGTGGGGGTCGTGGTGCTGGTAGAGGGGGGCGTGGTGCTGGACCTGTTGCTGGTAGAGGGGGGCGTGGTGC